ATTGTGGTGGTGAGACTAACTTTAAAAAATATAAATATAATAATATTTGGATGGATTCAAGCTGGGAAGTTAATATTGCAAAATGGTTAGATATTAATAATATTAAATGGATACGAGATAGAAAAATTAATTTTATATGGACTGATGTTGATGGAAGAAAAAGAAGATATTATCCCGATTTTTATTTACCTGAACACAATTTGTATTTAGATCCAAAAAACAAATATAAACTTGAAAAAGACAGAGAGAAAATATCAAGAGTTATTTCTGAAAATAATATAAAATTGATATATGGTCTTGAAGAAAATGTAATTTGTGAATTAAAAAATTGTATTTCTAAAAAATCAACTATATATTAATGTTGAGAGCGCGGGTATGATGTAGTGGTAGCCTGCAACCTTGCCAAGGTCGATGTGCCGGTTCGATTCCGGCTACCCGCTCCAATTTCAGTTCTTTTAAAATTTTATGGGGATGCGTAGTTTCGACATAGATAAATATCTATTGTTAGGCACGTAGAGGATAATAGTTGGCCTCTTTAATACATCTATTACAACATTAACTGCTGAAGATAATGTAATCAGCTACGACTTCTCTTATGATGACGTAGCCGTTGCGGCCTAAGTTGTCGCACCATCTGACACGATGAAGTCTGATATTTGTGTTGGGTGTAAATTATTGGACTGGACCAAATGTTTGATTTGCGCAAAATGGTCGAGAAATTAGTAAATCTTAAGGGTAATATTTTTAGATATTTTTCATTATATACCCCTAACAATTTAAAATATATAAACGTGTAGTCTGGTAATAATAATTTTTTATGGACGCGGGGTGCGACTCCCCGCCATCTCCACCATTTTATTCAGGTTCAAAATCAATGTAGCTATCAATAATCAACACTCCACTATCATTGATGTAACCTTCTTCAATTAAATACTTCGTGATTCGTTCTCTACAACAATCATCCTCGTATAGATCACATTTTTCTGGATGTCTTAGTACAACAAATCTGTTAGCCCAAACTGTTATATCGTGATTGTTTATACTAACTTGGTGAAAATTAATCTCTTCCATTAACTATAAGTATATTTATACAGCAATGAAAAGATATAGTTTATTATACGAATCTAGCATATATGATTATCTAGTATGGGAACCAACTGGAAAATTACAGTATATCGCCGATGAGTTAGATAAAATTCCTACAGACAGTACTAAACTTTATAGAGGAATGTCTGAGAAAGAATATAATATTTTGAAGAGTACTGGTAAAGTTACTTCAAAAGGTAGGGGAAATACCCGAAACATTGTGGGTAGTTATCTAGCGAGTGATTTTAAATTGGCAGCTAGATTTGCCTTGGTCAATTACAGAGACAAAGGAGAAGGTATAGTAGTAGTAATAGATAAAAGTAAGTTACCCGATTTAAAAAATGTAGATCCAGGCAATTATGTTACTAGTTATATACCGATAGAAGCAGTAACCAAAATTATAGACTTAAAACAGTTATGAGTAATATTAAACTAACAAAGGCTGAAGCCGAAAAGAAAGTATATCAACTAACCGAAGATCTCTTACACGTTAAGAAAGACTTCAAGGATGTAGCTGCTGGCTACAAAGATCGCATGAAAGAAATTGAATCTGAAATTAAAGCGATTGTAGAAGAAGCTTCAATTGGAGATCCAACTAAATAAAACAAAACCCGGTCTTTCGACCGGGTTTTTTATTACTGTTGTTTAGGAGCGGGTTTAAACGTACCGTCTTTTAAATTGAGGCTGCCATCACCGTATTTTGTAGCTAAATTATTCAATAAACCTTCTTCTAATTTTTGAATATCTTTCCATTCAGCGAGAATTGCGGTTCTTCTATCAGTTAGTTCTGTTTTGGTTTGTTCCAATTCGATTTCTTCTAATTGCAATTGACCAAGTTCAAATATTTTCTGTTGATATTTGGATTGAACTATTGCGATTTCTTGCATTTCTTGTTCTGTAAATTTAGTAACATCACTCATAATATTTTCATATACATATCTAATAATCTATTTTGTAAATTATTATATTGTGTTATTTTGATAAAGAGGTGATTGCATTTTTTACTTTGGGATCTACTACCAAATCTTGTGTATTTTTATTAACTATCGCTTTTAAGAATTTCTTTAAAACACCCATCAACATTTTATCTTCATCTGAAGACAACTTACTTTTAGAAAGTTCTTTTAATAACATTACCATTGCAGGCAAACTTTTATTTATAGCTTCAATTATAGATGTGGATTGTGCTAATAAATTGGTCGATGTGTTTCCAGATCCCACCGATTCTTGTTCATTTATTTTACCAATTAAATCTTTGACCTGAGAAATTGACGGAGTGTTGTTTAATTCCCATAAAAATCTTTTGATAAATTTTTTCTTTAATTTTTTGGCTATAGGTTTATTTTCAACCGAAATAAAATCAAGAAGTCTTGTTGATTCTAATGAATTTTTTAAAGTGGAAAAATATCTGCTTACACTTTTATTCATTTGTAAATCTTTGCCTAATCCTTTTTTGAGTTCGGATTGAAGTCTTATTAATTGTGAATAATAAGCCCCAAATTTATTTATTTCATCAGGTGTCAATTTATCTTCTTCTACACCTGTTGTGCCTGTTGTACCAGCAGTGCCTGTTGTACCAGCAGTGCCTGGATCACTTGGCGATGATACATTTGAAAAAGCATCTTTTATAGATTTGCCAGCTTTTAATACAGTATATGTTGCATATAATTTATTGAAAATATCACCTATGCCATTTTTATGTAAAATGATATAAAGTTTTTTAAGTTCGTATGGTTCAATACCTAATGAAGGTGTAATTGATTTAATTATCGTTTCGAAATTATTTATAAATTCATTTTTTCTACGACTATCATCCCAATAAGATAATTCATCTATTTCTGTTATAACAGGAGGAGTTCTTATAACAGGCGGTCTAATAGGCAATTCTATATTTTTAGGTATTATTTTAGTATCATTTGTTATATTATTTAAAACATTCTTGGCATCTACTGGCAAATTGTTATATAAATTATCAAAATCTTGTTTTATTTTACTTACATTTATTTGTTTTAAAATAGTACCATTACCAATATCATCGCCAAAATTTAAATCATCAATCTTTTTACTTTGATATCCAGATCTTCCTTGTGTGCCTGTTGTGTCTGTTGTGCCTGTTGTGCCTGTTGTGCCAGCAGTGTCTGTTGTGTCTGTTGTGCCTGTTGTGCCTGTTGTGCCTGTTGTGCCAGCAGTGTCTGTTGTGCCAGCAGTGTCTGTTGTGCCAGCAGTGCCTGTTGTACTTCTTACCGATTTAATCTTATTTGATAAATCTATCAATTGTGTTGCATATTGAATTATTTCGGGGGTAATTAAATCTTTACTTGGCCCATTTGTGAGATCATTAATAAGATTTTCTTTGGTTGATCCTATTTCACTTGCAATACTAGTTAAAAGAGCATCTACATTTTTATCCAAAACTTCAAGATCGTTAGGTGACAATTCTTTTTTTCCACCTAAACCCACTGATCCTTTTAATTTATCTAAAAAACCAGCTTCATTTAAAAATTCTTTATACAACTCTTCGGTGTAATTTATTTCATTCATATTATATATATAGTTTTTTAATCAACGTCTTGTATACTGATTCTTTTACTGATTGAGCATCTTCTGCGCCTGCTTTTGCAGCCAATTTGGCTAACTCATCTGCATTGACAGGATTTCCCATAGACTGAGCCAGGCTCATAGCTGCATATGCATTTGATGCTTCTTTGGGTGTTAAATAATCAATAACACTCTTGCCGTTGATACTCACAGGTACGTATCCTCTTAATTGAGCACTCAAATTAAGTGTCTGTGGTCCAACACCTGAGAAAAACTTTTCTTTGTCGATGATGCCAGCGGCCAATGCAGTCTTCAAGATTCTATATTGAGTTTCGCCTCCTTTACCCGATACCAAAAACTTTTGCATATAGGCATCTGCTGCGTTTGCATCTCCGCCCAGTGCGAGTTTTCCAAGTTCTTTTATAGACTTTCCAACAATTGTTGCATTAGTTGCATCTGCTGCAGCTACATTTAATAAATTTTTAGGTAATCCACCCGCGCTATTTATAACATCGGCAATTTCTTCGTTGTCTTTCTGATAATAGTAAGCAACGTTGTGTCTCCGCCTCGTCTTGCGCTCACCATTAATTTTGATACATCAACTTCAGATACTTTGACATTTCCGCTCAATATAGATGCATCTGAGACCTGATCTGTTCCTGGTGCGCCTACAAAGTAAGATTTAGCGCCATCAATGAATCCTCCGCCTTTGAAGTAACTAAATAATCCTTTTGTAAGTGATCCACCAACCAATGATAAACCTGTGACTGTTAATGCCTTTTTAAACGCATCTCCCCAGGATTCTTTTTTGAGATAATGACCAGCAATTGTTCTTATTAATAAACCAACTAAAACGCCGATTACCAATGATGTACCTACACTAGCACCTGCGAATGATACTGATAACATTTTTGTAATGTTGATTAACAGACCAATTATTGTATTGGTCCATTTTGGATTCAACTTTGTAAAATCTTGTAATTTATTGAGCAACGATGTTCCAGAAGAATCGTTCTCATATGTTATGGATCCATCGGGTGCTCTTTTTGCAATTTTCATACTTGGACCCAATTTGGACATTATCATTTGCCAAGCGGATCCTTGTTTTTTTGCATCCAAAATATCTGATTTTAATGAAGATGACCAATTTACAAATCTATTTAATGCATTTACTACAATCGATTGAAATAGGTTCATTGCAATCTGACCGGCTTTACCACCTAATTCTTTTGTTTTTAATGCAGCCTTTTGAATGATGCTTGGTTCGGCTCCAATATTTTTTGGTATGGATGTGTCTTTTAGTCTCACATCAGATCCAACATTATCTAGATATTGTTTATTATCACCGTGAAATTTATTGATCAGTGATAATATATTTTTTGAAGTATCAGCCGTTGATACTGGATCTGTAGCGGCTTCTACTAACAGTGATATGTCTGAAATTTGTTGATTGCGTTTGTATATTTCTCTTAATGTTTTACGAGTACCAACACTTAGTTTAAATTCTGCTAAATGTAGAGTGTTATTTTCTATACATTCGTGTAGAATAGCTAATTCTTTTAACATTCGGTTGAATGTAAATTCGGATTTTTTTAAATTATCAATTTCTTGTTTAGATAAATTCGGATTTAACAATTGATTTTCTTCCAATAAAGCTATCATATCTATATAAATATCTCGGTGTAAATAAAAGTTGATTAAAATAAAGTTGACGTAATCGCTATTTGTATGTATTATTAGATTATGTTCTAAGGCTGGTAATCTTAGAACTCGAAAATATATTACCACATTTAAATATTAAATTATAAATTAGTATGACAGTTAAAAGTGATAGTGTTATGGATAACAATATTAAGTACGTAATCCTACGTGATGGCAGACGAGTTTCAGATTTGGAATATCCATCCAAGGATGAAGCTAAAACTGAATATGATCATTGGTCTTCAATTCTTAAACGATGGCCAGATGGTTCTAAAATTGAAATTGTAGAAGTGAAAGGTAAATAATGAGTGGTAATATATTTGGTCTGAAACAGAAGATTAACGCAGCTAGTACAGAAAAAGAAGTACTAGATTTGTTGCAGATAAGCAAAACATACGTAGATGCATCTCCAGAAACAATTCGTTCTTGGAAAAATGCTTCTGCGAAAAAGTTACAACAGTTAAATTCGACTATTTCGTCAGTAGAAAAGGTTGAAAATGATAGTGATAAACCAGTAAAAAAGAAAAAGAAAAAGTAAGATTTAACCAAATTGGTTCTGAAAAGACGTTACTTCGGTAACGTCTTTATTTTTTCCTATATACTTATATATGATGACAGATAAATACTCTTCATTAACTTTGCCATCTGATTATGGTCAGATGGAGAGTTTGATTAAAATCAATAAAATTAAATTGATGGAACAGGTTGTTTCGTCAATATGTTATGCGGTGGAGAACAATTTGAATGCGATAGAGGTCTTTAATTTTAAAGACTCCGATTTCATAGTAGTATTAGACCGCAATTCTTTCGAAAGTAATTTAAATACTATTTATAATTACTACATCTCATCTGAGGTATATGAACATTGCGGTCGTGTTTTAAATATCAAACAACAACTAAACCAAAAAAATGAGCAAGAAAAAAGACACAAGTCCAAAGGTTCACCAAAACGAAAAAATTAGAGAATCAGTTAGAATAGATGAACGATCTCTTACCCCAAAACAAATTGAATTATTAAATTTACTACAAAATAAAACAACCAAACTAGTCTTTATATCTGGCCCAGCTGGAACTTCCAAAACATATACATCAATATTAGCCGGTTTAAACTTATTGAATCAAAAAAGAGTGAGTGAAATAGTTTATGTACGAAGCATAGTAGAAAGTAGTGATAGCAAATTAGGATTTTTACCAGGTGAAATGGATGAAAAAATGAGTCCATACATTCAACCATTGATCGATAAGTTAGAAGAATTATTGCCAAAACACGACATTGATAAGTTGAAAAAAGAAGAACGCATTCATGGATTTCCAATCAATTTCTTACGCGGTTTAAGTTGGAATGCTAAATGTATCGTAGCAGATGAAGCTCAAAATATGACTAAAAAAGAATTAACCACATTGATCACACGTGTTGGCGAATTTAGTAAGTTATTTATCTGTGGCGATCCTGATCAAAGTGATATCAATGGTAAAAGTGGATTTGTACCGATGATGAACATTTTTGACGACGAAGAAAGTAGAAATAATGGCATTTATGTGTTTAAATTCGACGAAGAAGACATTGTTCGAAGCGGTTTAGTAAAATTTATATTAAAAAAACTAAAAAATGTTGGGTGATTAAATCTACTGTAAATAATTTTGTACAAAAGACCGGCGATCTTTTAACCACATTCAATAGCTTAAATTTTGTAGGGCCAAACAACACTTATACAGGTTCTTTTAGAAGCTTTGAAAGTGACAACTATTCTGTCATAAGTCAAAAAGTACCAAATCTATTTAAAAGAGCCATAGTAAGCGATTATCTTACTATTGGATACAATCCATCCGCACCAACGTTTTTGGGAATCTACGCAAAGACAATAGATGTTAATCAATCAGTTGGCGGTGGCGGTAATATTACCTTTACTGGAAATAGTTTAAGTAGTCAAATAACAATTTTAGATTATCCAAATGGATTGAATCTTGAAAACACGCCTTTTAAGATTGAACAAATCACAGCTAGTATTGGTATATCAGGCAGTTTAAAAGGTCGTTTATTGGGTAATGTAACAGTTGGCACAGGTAAAAGTTCATTTAACAATGTAGACGTAAATAATGATTTATACGCTGCATATGCTGAAATAGATTTAGTCGCTATAAACGATGGGTCTATCGGCAGTGTAACTATAGATAATTCGCCAATTGGAACAACTACACCTTCAATTATATCTGGTTCAAAAATCTATTCTCAAAATGGATTCTCAGGAGTATTTTCTGGTAGTGGCAATATTTCAATGACTGGTAGTTTAAAAGGAAAGCTAACAGGCAATGTAACAGCTAATTCGGGTATCAGTACATTCAATAATATTTCTGCTGCTAGTATATATTCTAGTGTTTATATTGAATCACCATCATTTGTAGGTACATCTAGTTACTCTTACAATGGAGTTGGCGAATTGTCTTCTCTATCCAGTAGCTACGCACAAACATCAAGTATGTGTATGTCAACTACTGCTGACACAGCTTCATATTTGAATTGGTCTAATCTAACAATAAATGGTACCGCTAGTTATTCTTACAATGGAAGTGGAAAGTATTCCTCTTTCTCAAGCAGTTACGCACTTACTTCGAGTAAAGCTATAAGCAGTAGTTATTCTACAAGAACTACAAGTGCTTCATACGCATTAAGAGCTTCAACTGTACTTGGTACAGTTGATAATGCTTTGAACGCCATAACAGCTGATTCATCTACTACTTCATTGACATCCTCTTATTTATTAAAAGGATCTTTAAATAGTTCAAGTGCAATACCATACTTTGACAATAACAGATTAACAACTGCTCCATTATTTTACAAAAATGAATTTGGACAAATTAATTTGTATATATCAGCTTCCGCTAAATATGCACAATCCAATTTTGTAGTGGTTAATAGAGGATCAGGTACATCAAATTCATCGGGATTAGTATTACATAATAAAAATAGATCTACTGGATATCCAAATCAAGATCAGTGGTTTATATCATCTGTTACCAGTGGTAGTTTGACATTGAGTATTACTACAGGTTCATATCACCTTAAAAATAGTACAATTACATCTAGAACTACAAATCTGGCAGGTACAATGGCAGCGATGAAACAAATTCGTAATGGATTTTATTTCTGGCCATACATTAATACGGATTCAGCTGCAAGAGATGGATCTGTTGGTATAGGTGTAACTCCTCCGGCTGAACCAACTGGTTCTATAGATAAATATTTACGAGCTAAGTTACAAATCAGAATGTTTAGTGGAAGCAACCAAGCTGCTAACGTTAAAGGATCTGTGTTGGCCGGCAACTTTGTAGGCGGAGCGCCTGTTGGTGTAGAAAACAAACAAACCGCAATATTGGTTCAATATGGATCTAGTAGTTTCGCAAATACATTTTATGTATCCAGTAGCGGTGATATGCGTGCGTATGGATCCATCAGTGGTAGCAAGATATATTCATATGGAAGTATCAAAGTTGATAATGGTTCATATATTTCCAAAACAGATAGTGCTATTATAACTGGATCTTTTAAAGGCAATTATCAAAAAGATCAAACAACTGTAAGTGCTACTGTTGCAGCTGCAACAACCAATTTGAGTTTTGATGATTATGATATGATTTATCTAACTGCTACAGCTGCTCAAACATTTAATGTAAATCTTACACAGAAAAAAGTATGTTATCTATATTTCTATAATAATAGTGGCGGAACATCATTTACTTGGACTACAAGTACACCTAATTCATTAAAATGGCCAGGTGGATCGGCGACCAATCCATCAAATGGATCTAGAGATCTATATTCTATAGTATTAATGGGAAGTGAAATTCTCATTAATAGAATCGCAGCTTCTTATTCTTAATACTTTATATTTATAAAATATGGCAACTCCGTGTAATAGTTTAAATGTCCAATTAATAAAAGTCAGCGATCTTGCTAGCTATAATAATATAAAAGCTGCAGATCAACTGATGCTTATAGAAAATACAGCTGGTTCAAAATATTCTAGAAAATCTACTCTTTCAGATTTGAAGAATTACGTTAATTCAGATGGTATATCTGGTTATACAACCTCTTTATTTAATACTACAACTGATTCAAATAGTTTTTATACACGTAATTCAAATATATTTTCTTTTTCTCATGGATTTTCATCAGTACCATCTATAACCAGAGTGGTTTTACAATGTCAATCAAATGATGGACGATTTGTTATTAATCAAGAAGTTGATATATCTTCATTTTTTAATAATCAAACTAAACCAATTTGTAGTATTGCTTCAAGTTCCAACAATATATTGGTAATAGTTCCTACATATACTAGTATTAAAACATATGATTATAATAGTAGTACTAGTATTGTAAGTGAATATAGCATTGATCCAACCAAATGGTACATTAAAATATACGCCTGGAAGTAATTATGTCAACCACCTGCAATTTAATACAACAAGTAAAAATTAGTGATTTATTAAGATATAATACACTAACAGCTAAAGATTTAATATTAACAATTGAATCTGGTTCGTCAAATGATTTATATTCTCGAAAGAGTACATTTGGCGATATTGTGACGTTTTTAAAATCGGTAACAGGTTCATACACAGGAAGTTTTTCAGGATCCGCAAAAACATTAAGAGGCACATTTACAGGTAGTTTCACAGGCAGTTTCAAAGGAAAACATTCAGGTAGTTTTAGTGGTAATTTTAATGGCAGTAATACAGGTAGTTTTACAGGAAGTTTTAAAGGATTGACCACAGGCAGATCCAACACATCTGGATCATTGAGTGGCAGTTTTAGTGGGTATGTATTGACCAAAAAAGCAAATGCTAGTGGAAGTTTCAGTGGAAGTTTGTATGGAACTATAATTAGTAAAAACTCTAAATTGACTGGTAGTTTCAATGGAACTTCAAGAGGTCGTTTTTCAGGAAGTGTTTCGGCTAGTATAAAAGGTTATATTAGTGCTTCAAATCATTATAACGCTAATAGAAAAGTAGCATTTTATGGTACGGCTAGTTGTGCTAAAACAGCATCTTATGCTTTGAATTTAGGGGGATTAGTATCTGGAACGGGTACTTCAAATCAATTTACTTATTGGTCTGGTACAAGTGCGTTGGGATCTACCAATTATATTGTAAGAAATAGTACTATTAATAATTTAGGTAGTATGCCTGCGGGTAGAATTACAGTTAATAATCCTTTACAATTTTCCGCTGTAGGCGAACAGATTATTCAAAACTCTTCATCGGGACAATCTATATCTGGATTAGGATTGCAAACTTCTAATAATTATTTAAGAGCCGCTGCTAATTTTGCAATTTATTATTCGGGATCTCATGTAAATACATCGGCTTTATCAGGCAGAGATGTAATTTGGCAATCAGGTAAATCTGGATGGGGAGTATTGGGTGTAAGACAAAGACTATTAAGTATAGGCAATATAGTAAGTTCTGATAATGTAAATGCTCAATTGCACTTACATTTAAGCGGATCTACTGGTTGGCCAACAGGATACAATCCAAATTCAAATGTATTTTTGATCACATCAGGAAGTAGTCAAACCAAATTATTACGTGTGAGTGGTAGTGGTCAGTTGGATGTAAGAGGTGATATAGTTGCACTATCCACATTCGCTTCATCAGATATAAGACTCAAAAATAACATTAAACCTATAGAAAATGCTTTATCCAAAGTTAATCAGATAAATCCAATTGAATTTAATTGGAAATCAAATGGAAAACAAGATTTTGGTGTTAGTGCTCAACAAATCGAAGAACTGTATCCTGACTTGGTAACTGAAAATATCGAGGGGTATAAAGTTGTAAAGTATAATCCACTTATCGCATTGTTACTAAAATCTATTCAAGAACTACACAAAGAAGTTCAAGAACTAAAAAATAAGATCAAATTTTAATATATATAGGATATATGCCTGTCAATATATTAAACAGATCCGGCCCGTTGAGTTTCAAAAGCGAAACCAATAACAGCGAAAATCTTTCGATTAATAGTTTATTAAATAACTTTTATAATCCAGGTTCAAATAACTTTTCTATATCACAAAGTTATTATCAATTGGAAAATAGGATTGGTAATTCAAACTCCGATTCACGAACAATTAATATCACAAAAGCTTTAGGTGTTGGATTCATAAATAAAGACAATAGACGACCAATAAAGTTTAGTGAATTTTATGGAGCTTCTTATATAAGTAGTTCGTTCAATGTAGCTGCGTCTACTGGTGTTGCTACTGTTAAAATTTATTCTCCAAGTGTAGTACAAAATAATAACTTTTTGACCAATAATATACAGGATAAAATTTATCAATACACATTATACTCTAAGTCAGATGTTACCACGCCTATTGTAGATTCTGGATGGAATAAGATGTTTTCTTATGCTAAATCCGGTGACAATGTTGAATTATTTTATAATTTAATTAATACAAAAGCATATAAATTAGTTTCTAAAGATTGTTTGTCAAATGCATTTTCATCTAGTATGTTTATAGGCACTTGTACAAGTACAGTTGTTGATAATACAACATATACATACACATTGTCTGCCGCAGATTTACCAACCGCATCTTCTTTATTGTTCCAAAAAATCAACAGTGATAAAACATCAAATGGTTATACAAATACGAAAATAACAGATTTGTCTAATATATTGAATAACCTAAATAGCTTACTACAAAATCCAAATATTACAACTTATAAATCGAGTGGACAACTTTTGCCAGTTATATCTTATAAAGATAATTTGGGATACAGTAGAACGTTGACTTTTGACGGGTTGATTTTACAAAAATCAACCACACCGGATGGTCCACTTGGATATTTTTATACTGGGTTGGTAACCGCTACTAGTTCGGGCGGAACAAATCCTATACATGCATATTCTTTTGAAAATACATCTACATTTGGTCAAATTACACTTTATATTTTAGGCACTCAAGATTCAAACGCATCATCTTGTACACCACCGCCAACGCCGACAACAGTTGGAAATTTTCCAACAAATATTTCATTTACAGGCCCAAGATGCGGTTATTTAGATTGCGGCGATGGTTATACTCAACCAGTATGTAATCCAACTTCTACCACGCAAATAAAACATAGTGGTAGCTTCATAATCACGAATAATAACAATGCGGAAATGTTAGCTACCATTAGTCCAACTTGGACTAACTTAGATGGAACACCTTTAAATTCATTAATTAGTACAGTTGATTTTACTCCAACTGGCATGTTTTCCATTTCAGCTAACAGTATACGTAAAATTAGCATTGGCTTTGGGCTGTCTAACTATGAAAATACACTTCAACCAAAAACTTTTACGGCTAAAGGTTCGGTTAATCTAACCTTACCACTGGGATATTCTCCACAATCGCAAAATTGTGAAATTATAGCTAATTTTGATAAAAATTCATGTAATATAAGTTTGCCTATTAAACAAACATGGAGTACTCCAAATTTTTGGCAAGCTGTGGGAATAGATCAGTTATCTTGCAATTCAAATCCAAATTCTGCTCAGATTATATCAAATCCCTCTTCTACAATTCAAGTGAGACACAGTGGTAGTTTTACAATAACAAATAATTCTTCCATCAAACCAATTACATTTACATTTGATAAAAATAATTGGAAAAATCAAAATGGAACTGCTATAGATTCTTTACTTACTCCTGTAGAAATGAATCCTGATTCGCCTATCGTACTACAACCAAACGAAAGCAAGAAAATATCAGTGTCATTTGGAAAAAACAATTATAATAATCCATCTCAACCGGCTAGTATATATTTAACTTGTCCAGTTACAGCAACTACAGATTCAGATTATTATATTAATCCGATTTCTCAAAATACGTTTTATTTTTCATCCGATAAAAACAGCTGTGTTGTTACTACACTAAAAAATCCAAATTGGCCACAAGATATCGGTATTTCTGGTGGGGAAAATTCTATAAATTGTAATTGTGGAACATCTACATCTCCACAAATATGTGATCCTACACTTTTGACACAGATAAAACACACGGGAAGTTTTATAATTATAAATAACAATCCCGATTCAATGACAATTACTTTGAATCAAAATTGGACCAATAACGATGGTAGTGTATTAAATTCTTTGTTATCGCCTGTTACAATTGATCCTCAATCTCCCATTTCTATCGAACCATATAAATCTAAAAAAATAAGTATAGGAGTTGGAATTATAAATTATTCAAATTCAAACCAACCATCAAGTATTGATATAAAAAATCAAGCTGTAGCTACTCTTCCACCAGAATATACCGAGACATCTAAAAATATTACAATTAGATTTTTATCAGATAAAAATAAATGTAAAAAAGAAGTTGTTACTACTGTAATACCTCCTGTAGTTACGCCTGTAACAAGTAATTTAGGATGTATAAGTTATAATTCTAGTATGTTTGAAAGTTGGACGCAAATAAAACTTAGAACGGTGGTAACAATTGCATATAAAACTGGTACATCCGCTGATAAAACTTTTGCCAAAGCAGTTGTTAATGCTTTGCCAAATTCAGGATGTACATTACCAACAAGTATAACACAAGACGGTTATTCAGTTAGTATAAATTGGATTTTGGATACTGCAGGTGGACAAGAATATGTGTGTACACCAGGCACATCAGGTCAATTTTCAGGCACTTATACAGTTGTAACAACCAATTCCATATTAGGAAGTGCAAATTTTTATATATTGTTCTTAAGAAAAAACAATAATAATATAGACGCTGAAAGTTACATTAATTTGTGTCAAACAGGCGGAGTTTCGTCGGTTGGATAAAAAATATTGACGTTTTTCCGAATTTATGTTATATATATTCTTGAATGACACAGATGTGTTATTCACTATAGTGCTCGAGTGAGGCTATTAGGTTAATAAGTTCAATAGAATTATTAAAAGAAAGGTAAATATATGTCAGTAATTAAATATAGTCCGTTTGCATTGCGACACATTGATCGTGATGAGTTTTTAACACCATTTGACCGCGTATTCGATGAAGTATTTGCGGCACATTTCCCAGAACTAAATAAAGAGTTAGGTGTTGGTTTTTTTGAAAAACAAAGTTATCCCCGTGTAGATGTTGTTGATTACAATGACCGTGTAGAAATTCTAGCTGAAATTCCTGGTCTATCCAAAGATGAAGTATCTGTGGATGTACAAGAGAACGTGCTTACCATTAGTGGTCAAAAGATTAAAAATGTTGATGGTAGAGAATCAACTGGAAAGTATATTCGTAGGGAATTGAAACATAGTAGCTTTAAACGAAGTTTTACTTTGGGAGATCAAATAGATAGAAATAATCCCAGTGCAAAGTTTGAAAATGGGTTGTTGAGGGTGACTTTATCAAAGGTCAAACCAACAATTCCTGAAACCAAGAAGGTAAAGATTGATTAATATTCAATCAAGGTTATATTAAACCCCGCCATTAAATTGGCGGGGTTTTTTATTTCTATCTATTTATAGATATGATAAAATTTCATCATTTGGTAATAGCAACATCTTTTTTAATTGCAGGATGCGCTGCGTATTTCAGTGTATATGGTATTGGATTGTTATTTTCAGGTGCAACCATCGCAGCTATGATTATGGCTGGATCTTTAGAACTCGGCAAGTTGGTAACAACTAGTTGGTTATTTAGATACTGGAATAAAGTCAATTTTCTAATGAAGACATATATGATAATCGCAGTATTCGCATTGATGGCTATAACATCATTGGGTGTATTTGGATTTTTAACTGCTGCTTTTCAAAAATCATCGTTGGAAACCGAATTATCATTGAATAAAATTTCTACATTAGAGTCTCAAAAAAAAGAAGAGATTAATAAAATTGAATCTACAAAAAAATCTATAGAAAAACTCTATGTGTTAAGAAATAGTCAAGAAAATAGATTGAATGAAGTACTTACAAACGCATTAATCGCTCGTAATCCAATTCAACTACAAAATATTCAAAATCAAATTAACGATCAAATCACAGATCTTAACAAACAGTTAGAAAACGAAAATGACAAAATTAAAACCTATAGTGCTAAATCTACATCTATAGACGATGATATTTTCAAGTTGAAAGTGGATAATAGTCAGAAAAAAGACATTACAACCTTTAAATTCGTAGCGGATCAATTTAGTACAACTATTCAAAACGTAGTGAAATGGTTTATTGTGGTACTTATTACAGTATTTGATCCACTCGCCGTTGTACTATTATTGGCATATAATATAAGCACGAATAAAATTTATTCAGAAGATGACAAAAATTACGAATTGTATAAAAAACAAGAAAAGCCTACTGATGAATCTAACGTTGATCCAATTCCACCAACTCAAACCATAGTAGAAAAAATTGTTGAGAAGCCTGTTGAGGTTGAAAAGATAGTGGAGAAAATTATTGAAAAACCAGTTGAAGTTGAGAAAATTGTTGAGAAGCCTGTTGAGGTTGAAAAGATAGTGGAGAAAATAGTCGAGCGAAAAGGCAAAACGGGAGTAAGAGGAATGTTTAGTTTTTAACAATTAAAATAATTCTTTTATAATCTTTTATAATTTTGTAGTCGGTTCATATATATGTACTTATAAGTATGGATGAAACTGAACTTAAAGAATTGTATAAATTGATCAAAAGATCATACGACGAATCGTGTTGGAAAACCTTGAATGACGCTTTAGATTATATTTCGGAATTTGTGGAAGTGGACGAAGAACTACCTACAGACAATGATTGAAATTTTGTTATTAATATTACTGTTTGCATCAGTATCGGTTAATGTGTTTTTATTAATCACACTAAAAAAGTTATTTAGCCAGGTTGATATCTTAGAAGACTGGATAATAAACTTTAAAAAATCTGTAGAAAATACTTTTAATAAATTGAAAGACGTTGATAACCGTGGTATCTTTGAAAAAGATGACGACGTTGGTTTTCTTTTTTCTGATTTAAAACAAATAATCGAATCTTTAAATAAAAAGGTAAAAGAAGAAGAAACCGATAACGTTTGATATTATTACTTGAATGAAACAAACAAAAAAAAGTAAAGTCGCAAATAAAAAAACGACTAAAGTAGTAAAAGTTAAAAAACGTAAAATTACTTCTATGGTAAAAAGTCTTGATAAAAAAATAAAAAAACCAACTAAGATAACATCTTTTAAAAAGATAATTAAAAATGAACCACCTAAAAAAAATAAAAAAATAAAATTAGATATTACATATGAATCTAAGAAGATATCTGAGATAACAGTTCCAAGAAATATTACAGATAAAGATATAATAGTAATCAATGATTTAAATGCTATTAATAAAGAAGTAGAAGAGTTAACAGATGTAAGAAAAAAACGTCGTGGTAGAAACAAGAAAGAAAAGATTTATTTTTCTAAAAAAACGGAAGAAGCAATTGTTGAATATAATTTAGAATCAGATATTGCAAAGAGAAATGAAATATATGAAAATCGTATAAAGTACAGTTTTGACAAATTAGTTGAGAACATATTCAATACATTCAAATTCACTTATTTTGATAATAGTCCATTAGAAATTCAAAAAGAAACTGTAGCGCATTTGGTTTCGAATATGCATAAATTTGAAGCTGGTAAAGGTAAAGCTTTTAGTTATTTCAGTATTGTAGCCAAAAACTATTTGATATTTCATAATAATAACAATTATAAACGATTCAATCAACACGTAGACATTAGTGACACTCCAGGAGAAGATAGTGTCTGTTTACAAACAGAAGACGCTCATCATAAGACTATTCAAACCCAAGAGTTTATGAAATTGTTAATTAATTACTGGGAAAAAAATATAACAAAGATATTCACCAAACAAAAAGATCTTAATATAGCATATGCGGTAATCGAATTATTTCGTAGTAGCGATAGAATAGAGAATTTTAATAAAAAAACACTGTATCTTTATATCAGAGAATTGAGTAATTGCAAAACACAACAAATTACTAAAATCATTAATAAGATGAAATCATATCAAAATGTAGTTATGAAAAATTATATAGACAGTGGTAAAGTATAATACAAAACAAAACAAATAAACCACTCCGTTTGGAGTGGTTTTTCTATTTATAGATATATGGACTTAAATTTTGAAATTTACAAAGGAAAGAATTTTTCGGGTCTTTGTAAGGATATAGTGAAAAATTCCGAGAGCAAAAAGGATCAGATTGATATTCTGATATCAGAGTTACGAAGCTTGATAAAAACCATCAATGATGCTACGATCATTGTTCCTATGATCAAAGATTATTATGATGTAGGCATTAAAAACGATGAACAATTGGTTAAATTAGCCGCTGTTGTACAACGTTTAGTAGCTAAAGGCGAAGCTAGTGGTGAAGGAACTTCTATGGTTTTAAGTGAAGACGAACGTAAACAATTGATGGATGAAGTTATAACAATCAGTAAAGGTGAATAATATGGTAAGCACGGACATATCTAAATCAAATAAATCTCCTCAACTAAATGATCAACAAATAAAAGATTTGGTTGATGTTCGTTCACCTATACAACTTGCTGTAGTGGTCGATGTAATTTTTGATGAAACTCATATAAAATTACAAGATGCTTATAAACAAAAAATAAATCCACAAACCGTTCCGCTTAATTATAAAAATGAAGCCGCAAATGAAAATGATGTGGATTTTTCTTATATAGGTCGAGCTAAAGTAAGAATATTGTCTCAAGAAAAAAAGTCATCAGTTGAAAAATTGCCTTGGGCTATACCACTTGAACAAACCATCACACAATATCCATTGGTTAATGAATTGGTATTGGTGCAAAAGGTTGGAAACAATTATTACTATAGCAAACCATTAAACAAATTCAACTTCCCCAATAATATTGATTATACAGTTGAAACAGTATATAGCGAAGATGGAAAGCCGGCTGTACCTTTTTATTTTGATGGTAATAGAGCCACTTATACATCCGCTCCAATTTATTCAAAGTATAATAATATAGGATACGTGGGACAATATTTTATTTCAAATCCATTTATAAGATTGGTTAAGAAAAATGAAGGTGACACTGTAATAGAAAGTAGATTTGGTCAATCAATTCGATTTAGTGCATATGATGATAACAGACAAAATGATAAAGGTGTATATCCATCTTACGATTTAAATGGCAATTTATTGAAAGACTCAAGCGGCGGTGGATATGGTAATCCTAAAGTTACTATTAGAAATAGACAGAGAAATATTGCTTTGGATGAACCGCAACAATTACACCCTAAGTTACCACCTATTCCTAAAATTACACCTATTGAAAAGAATTTCGGTGGGCAAATACCAGAAGATATTAATAACGATGGATCCACTATTCAGTTAACAAGTGGCAGAACATCGAGCGATTGGAAAACTACAGTTTATAAAAATACATTTGGCAAAACATCAAATGGAGAACCAACTGAAGAACAAGTAAGATTCAATCCAAAAAATTCCACTCCATTTGTATTTCCAACTTTAAACGGCGATCAAATTGTAATAAATACTGATAGATTGGTGTTGAGCAGTAGGTTTGCAGAAACACTACATTTTAGTAAAAAACGTTATGCCGTAACTACTGATAGCGAATACACAGTAGACGCTAATGATAATGTAGTTATAACTACAAATAACACTGCTACTATAAATGCTCCACAAATATTTTTGGGTCAATATGGTGAAACTAATGAACCAGCATTATTGGGTCAAACAACTGTAGATTGGATGTATGATCTTTGTAATTGGTTATTGGATCACGTTCACTGGCATCATCACGTACACCCACATCCACATACACATCCTAGACTAGATCAGCAAGGAAGGACAACAACTCCAGAAAATACAAAGGATGCTAATCCGGATCAAACGCAAATACCAGTACAACAAATTAAACTACAATTATTAAGAGATAATTTACACAAGACACTAAGTAGACGAGTATTCGTTACTGGAGGCGGTTATGCTCCTGGCAGTAACGGAGTTAAACCAACTGGAAGTGGCGGAGAGTGTAAAGATCCAGTAGTAATTAATACAGTTACAGGAGCTGGAGTTGTCGGTGATTTCAAAGGTAGAAATCGTCGTGAAGGTCCAGTACAAGTTGAATTTGAATTTGAGAATTAATTATGAGTGATTATTATATAGCCTATGAAGAAACTGTACCTTGGAATGGTAGCGTTTTTAATGCTAACGAATATAGAAGAGCTATAAACTCATTCTATTCAAAAGTTGATCTTGTACAACCAAATGTAATAGTGGAGGATGGTGCTCCAACCCCAAATATTTCTGTAAAAAATTTATCTCCAGATGCAAATTTTCCCAACGAATTGAATTTTAGTTTAAGTGGAAAATTTTCAACATCAAAACGTGATGAATTAACCGGAAATTACTTAGCAAATGTTACTTTAAGTGGAGACGTTAAGGTTCCAAGACAAACATCTAGTGGAAAAACACTGAAAGTTATTATAGCATCTTCTTTTAAGACTACACGTGCTGTTGGAAAGACTCCAGGTGAAGCCTTCAATAATGCTTTTAAAGAACTAAGAGAATCTTTGCTACAAACTTTAGCTGATCAAGTTGGTGGTTCTGGTAAGGGAATTAAAGTGGAACGACAAGACCCATTTACCGATCCAGATCCTGCTTTAGTAGGACCACCTACACAAACGATATCAGGAGTTACAAATAAAGCTCCTGTGGTAGACAATCCTAACATAAAACTTCCAACACAAGAAGTAAAGGGGTTAGATGCAAATGCAGCACAACAAGCAGCCTCAAAAGCCCAGGACGCAGCGAGTAGTGCTACATCTCAAGTTAAAAGTGTAACTGGAAGAATCCGCAGGTGGAATACTTAGTAATCTTTCATCTGGAGTTAAAGGTGCAATTGGCGGAGGTGCTTTAGGGGCTGGTATTGGAGCATTGGCAGGTGGAGGAAAAGGCGCATTGATTGGTGCTGGTGCTGGATTGGTAGCAGGTGGTGTAGCCGGTAAGGTATTTGATAAATTCAATCCAAAAGGTATAACACCAGATGGTTTGGGTAAGGATTGGTCGCCTGATAAGTTTAGTCCTGAATCTATAGCTGGAAATGATACAATTGTTAATGCAAAAACTGGAACAATTAGTTCAACCTCTAAATTAGCAGCTGGATTAAAAGGTGGAGTATTAGGTGGCGCTCTAGGTGCTGGAGTAGGCGCATTGGCTGGGGGAGGAAAAGGAGCTTTAATAGGTGGTTTAAGCGGTACTGCACTCGGCGCTGGTTTATCTGTTGGCGGAGTAACAGGCGGAGCCTTGGCTGGAGGTGGGTTGGGTGCTGGTATAGGTGGAATAGTTGGGGGTGGAAAAGGAGCTGTAATTGGTGCTGTTTCTGGAGGTGCAATTGGTGCAGCTGCGGCTAAATTAGCCAGTATACAGAAGGATATGCCTAAACCAAATATACCCAAACCACCTAGTACACCTCGTATTAAGACAGTCAAGATACCAAGACCATCTGACACAAAAGGAGCACAAGCATTATTAAATTTACCTAAATCTCGTTTGGGTTAATAATTATATATAATAATATGAAAATAGACGTATTAAAAGAATTTATCAAGAAAACAGTACAACAAGAGGTACGAAGTGTAGTACAAGCTGAACTTAAGCTTCAATTGGCAGAAATATTTTCTAAAGAAGTTCTTCAAGCCAAGAAAAAATCATCTGATTCTGATTTGGAACAACAGATTCTAAAAGAATTGGAAACTATGAATGAATCTGTTGTTGAAGAGCCAGTTAAACCCGTAAAGAAGTTTGTCAAATATACAAGTAACCCAATGTTAAATGATATTTTGAATCAAACTACCGGTGGAATACCACAAGAAGGCGGTATGGTTAATATGATGGGTGGATTTGGTGGTGCAACTCAAACTACAATAAATGAGACCAAAGTTCCAGAAAATGCTCCTGCACCGGTAAAATCTGTGTATTCAGCAATGAACAGAGATTATAGATCTTTAATGAAAGCAGTAGATAGTAAAAAATCCAAAGTTTAATTATGGCTAAAAAAGCACTAGGACTTAAAATACCGTTTAGATTGGGTCAAGATGGTTATTTTGAAACAAATGTTGATACTATTTCACAAGTTTCTAGTAATATAAAGAATCTTTTATTAACTAAACCAGGAGAACGCAGATTTAATAATGCGTTTGGTTCTTCATTATATAAAGTTTTGTTCGATCAAAATGAATTGGGTGAAATGTTACCTATGTTAGTAAATCTCATTCAAAATGATGTAAATAGATTTATGAACGGTGTAATAGTTGAAGATGTTAAAGTTCAATTATTGGAAAATGATGTTGTAAATAATGATTATAATAAAATATTTATAAAAGTAGCCTTTAGTTACAAAGAATTAAAGTCAACCACTGAAGTGATTATCACAAACAACAATATATAATGCAACAATTAATTAACAAAACATTTAAAGCTAATACAAAAGACGTTTTGTATTTAAATCGTGATTTCACTTCTTTAAAACAACAACTCATTGATTTTACCAAACAGTATTATCCACAAAGTTATAAAGATTTTAGTGAAAGTTCACCAGGCCAAATCTTTATTGAACAAGCTTCTTTCGTTGGGGATGTATTATCATACTATACTGATTATCAATTCAAAGAAAGTTTTATTCAATTTGCAGGTGAACGTAAAAATATTATAAACCAAGCTCAGTTTTTGGGATATAAGCCAAAGGTATCTTCAGTATCATCCACATATGTAGAGTTGTTTCAATTGTTGCCCGCAACTCGTACTTCGGGTGTTAATGGTGAATATATACCAGATGAAAGATATTGTTTGATTTTAAAACCATATACACAACTATCCAGTGTATCAGGTGTATCATTTATAGTTGAAGAAAGTGTAGATTTTAGTCAAGATACCTTATTCTCCCCAAGACAAATAAGTGTTTATAATCGTGACAACACAGGTGCTCCTTTATTTTACTTGGTGAAGAAAACTGCACAATGTTACTCTGGTCGAATAACTTCAAAAACATTTAGTGTTGGCGACCCACAAGCATTTTTAAAAATAAAGTTAGATGAAACCGATGTAGTTAAGATAATCAGTGTGGTAGATTCTAATGGTAATAATTACTATGAAACTCAGTATCTAGCACAAGATACAATTCCACTATTAATCGATAATGTACCTCTTAATAATCAAACATTATCACCATATAGAAATGAAACTCCTAAGATTTTAAAGTATCTACGAACTGAACGCAGATTCATCACAACAGTAGATCAAAATAATTTCACTTATATTCAATTTGGTGCAAATACGGAAAACTATGAAAACACTGTTATTATACCAAATCCAACTAATGTTGGCGTTGCATTATCCAATCTAAAGAATTTAAATATATCTTTGGATGGTACAAACGTATTGAAAGCCAATTCATATGGTGTATCTCCATCAAATACAACATTGACCGTTAATTATGTTGTTGGCGGTGGTTTGGATTCGAATGTAAATTCTGAAGAAATAAATAAGATTGCTAGTACCGATTATTTAAATGACGTAACCAGTTTAACTGACAGTGAAGTTATTTTATTAAACAACATTAAAAATTCACTAAGAGTAAACAATCCACTTTCATCAACTGGTGGCAATGATGCGGAAACAGATGAAGAAATTCGTCAAAATGCTATATTAAACTTTTCTGCTCAAAACAGAATGGTTACTTCCGAAGATATTCTACTAAGAGTATACTCATTACCAACTTACTTGGGTAACATTTCAAAGGCATATGTTGAAAGTAATTCTAATAGACGCATTCAATACAACCAATTAATACAAGGTGTGGTAACTGAAGGTGGCAATGAAGCTTTGGATCTAAATCCATTAAATCCATTGGATAGAAGAAAGTTTTTGGAAGCAAGTAATCCATTTACTAACAATCTTTATTTGTTGGGGTACGATGTCAATAAAAATTTAACAAAGTTGAATCCTGCCACATTACAAAATTTAATAAGTTATCTTAATAACTTCAAGATACTCACAGATAAGATCAATATCATTGATGGTTATATTATTAATTTAGGATTGGACTTTAAAATTACAGTATTTACCGGCTTCAATAAACGAGACGTATTAAACAACTGTATTCAGTCTGTAAAAAACTATTTGAATATTGATAATATGAGTTTTAACCAACCAATAAATCTCAGTCAGCTCAATTTCGAAATAATGAAAAACGAAGGAGTTCAATCTGTAATTGAGTTGAAGATTAAGAATTTGACAATTGATGATGGAGATTATTCACCTATAGCATATAACGTAAGTATTGCTACACAAAATAATATTCTCTATCCATCAAAAGACCCATCAGTATTTGAAATTAAATATCCTGATAACGATATAAAAGGATTGGTAGTATAATATGCATATTTTCATTTATCCATCTCAAGACACTTATATTAACAATTCCGACAAATTCCAAAACAAAAATTTTGGAATAGACGAAATATTAGAAATATATGCGTCAAACGTAGGCAAAAAAACTGTTTATACAGATCCAAATTGGCACACTCCACCTCTTACCGCCTCTTCATACGGTAATAATGGATGGTTGGCATACACCACCTCTTCATTGTTCATTTATTCTGGCAGTAAGTGGTATGCTTTTAATCTTACATCTTCTGTAATACCAAATACATCATTTATTGCTAATTTTACAGGTAGATTGTCCAATGTAACTACTAATCCAAAACGACCACTTTATATTTCTGGATCTGCTAATTATGCATCAGGATCGTTTTCAGGTAGTATGAATGTAACCAGTTATTCATTTTTTACGGGAAGTTGGAGTACAGGTAGTTTTTCTGGTTCTGTAAGAGTTGGTAGTTTTTTCACAAATTTAAAAGTAAACAAACGTACATACACAACTAGTCCATTAACGTCATCTTTGACAGGCACAGGAAGCTTTAAAAATTTAAGAGGACGAATACTGGGTAAATCAAATACCGGCATACCGTGTAGCTCCAGTTTTTATTCTCCAGTAAGAGCTTTTAATTCAGGATCATTTACGGGAAGTTTTAGTGGTTCAAACTCTAGGTTATATATAGAAACACTAACATCTAGTAAATTATATTTTACTGATGTAATTAATTTTACTGGGTATTTTAAAGGAAAATATACAGGTTCATTTACACAACCATCAACAGCTAATTATTTAGTTAAACCTGAGTTTAGTAGAACATTAATTAAGTTTGATTTAACCACATTGAGTCAGTCTATTTCCAAGAACGAAATTAGTAGTTCAAAATTAAAATTTACACTAAATTTAAAAGCATGCGGTATGAGAAATCTTCCTCTCAATTATTCCATATATGCTTATCCAATAAGTCAAAGTTGGGAAAATGGAAATGGTAGATATGCAGATGATGGTTCTCAATTAGGAGCTACTTGGAACAATAGAAGTTATTCGGGTAGTAATTTGTGGTATGGTAATAAAATCACAAATAGTTATCAACAAGTAAATTATTTATTAACAGCTTCATATTCAAGCGCTAGTTTTCAAAATCAAGGCGGTACTTGGTATTATAAAGTTCCAGCTTCTTATACAAACAAGCCAAAATGGATTTGCAACTCCACTCCGTTTCCATCATTAGTCAACAGTGGATTAATTTGCAGTCAGTCATTTACTTATGGTAAACAAAGTGACATATCAATGGACATCACGCAAATTGTCCGTTCTTGGTTATGTGGATGTATTCCAAATCAAGGACTTATGTTATTGAGTTCATTTGAAATAAGTACACCTCCTCTTCAACCAACCAATGGATTGTTACAGTTTTTTAGTAAAGATACCAATACCATTTATAGTCCATATATTGATGTAGGGTGGAATGACACTGTATTTAGTACAGGTAGTTTAAAGCCTGTGTCATCTTCTATACAAAATCTAATTACTTTACAGTCATTAAATAGTGCATATAAAGCTGGCAGTGTTGCTAAAATATTTGTTTTTGCGAGAGACAAATATCCTCTAAAGACATTTAATAAAGCATATCAACAACCAGCAATGGTCACTCCTAAGTATTTGCCAACTTCTTCTTATTATATGGTAAAAGATGCTGAGTCTGAGGAGGTCTTGGTTAACTTCGACGAATATACTAAGTTAAGTTGTGATGCTTTGTATGGTAATTATTTTAAATTAAATACTAATGGATTACCTCAAGAACGTTATTTGACAGTATTTATTAAGGTAGAGTACAAGGATGGTACAATTGACATCGTTGATACTGGAAAAATATTTAAAATAACTCGTTAGTATGGCAAATATACCATTAGTATATAACGTATCATTAAGTGATATACAAACATTTAAAGACTTTGGTACATTTCAAAATAACTTTGATGATTTTGGAAATGACCAATTGGTTTACAATATATCACAATCATTTGATGGCAAATTCAATTATATTAAATTACCAATTAAAAGTTTTTTATATAACGAAAACAAAATTGCTGATACATCTACTGTAGAATTCACCGAATTACAAACGTCTGCGGTTGAAGAAAAAAGAAATTTGACAGATGTTATAATTCAGTATAATAATTTGATTGAGGAAAATAGAATCTTAAATCAAACAGTAAATAGCTTGGTGGAGAAATATGAAAACAACGATGACAAACAAGTTATCGCCGCTATGAAAAACGAAATTATTGGTTTGCGAATCAAACTAGGTCAAGGAAAAGTTCCTTCGGATTTTGGTGACGACTATCCATTTTTACCATTAACTTCTTAATATGCCTTACGACTATTTGACAATAAACGATAATGATTTAAATAAGGGCATTACAAGTGCATCTTATTTGAATGCTAATTTACAGTCTTTATACGAACAAAAATTGGTCAATGAGGATATATTTTATGGAGAATCTGACGATGACTTGTTTGAGTTTACTCTTTATAATAACAATCAACAACTAGTAAGTTTTAACAGAGTAGTTCCTTCAGTTACGTATTCTGTATTACAAGGAAGCTATAGAGATATTAATAACGTATTGCGATCATACAGATTTGCAAACCCATTTACAAATATTGTATCTTATAAGAATGATATTTTATTACATCCACAATTTGATTTAAATGCAAGTGGAGTGGGTCCTGGTTTATATTATTTGTTGTATAACCCAGTTAGAAATATAGCTGGTAATCCAACGAACAGATTAGTTATAAAAGAGATTTCTCCTAGTAGAACTGAAATACGATTATCTTACGCATTTGACACAACTAAAAATGAATCATCTAGATTAGATACTGTTAAGATAACATCTTTCGCGGATAAAAAATATTTGCTATTAAGAATCTATCAAGATTTAATCGCTATTATTAAAAATAATCCAATTGAACAAGACTTTTTATTAAATAAAGACAAGTATAATTATGTGGACATTTGTTTAAAGTTGGGACTTAAAAGCGAAGCCGAATTGCAAGAGTTTATAACATCAACTTACGTTGGGTATAATACAATTATAAAATTAAATAATGATACGGATAATACGATTCTACAGACAAGTAAATTTTCAGGTATACAAGAACAAATTAATAATTTCATTTACACATACAACAATGTAGAATTTACTAGTGAAGACATATTGGAGTCTTTTAGAATAATCACACTAAAGGTGTCTCAAGATAGAGTGTTGCAAAAAAGCTCTGTAAATGACATTGATCTACAAAATATATTGGGGTTATTTGAACAAACAATTTATACCGATTGGATATTACCACAGGTAACTAATTTACTTGAAAATTATAAAACAAAATATTACGGTTATTACAAGAATGCTTTAAATTTTGACAATGGAAATTTGATAAAAATTCTGGATCATACAAACTATTTGAATCCAACGGATGATACTTTTAATATCCAAGTAAAATTAGATGCACCGTTACCTTTGCAGTATAATGTAAAAACAACTTGTTGGATATCAAATATATCAATTGCGCCAATTTATTTCAAAGCTAACTTGTTTACATCAAAAATATCAAGAAAAGTATTTTTGAATGATATAAACTTTGATGTTCAAGTTAATACGGTAAATCCATCGACGCAGAAGTTCGATAGTAACGATGTATTTACATTGGATGAATCAAAAATAAGATTGAAGGAAAAGTACAATGATCTGTATATTGATTATACAGATTTTAACAATTTTATTAATTATTCATCAGCTGAATTGCGTACTAAAATTGCTAAGAATAAGATAAAAGACTATAATCAACTTGAATCAGTTAAAAAATCAACGATTACATCTTCGTTGAATACAAACGATTTAATTTCATCTTCGTACAGTCAATTAGTAAATCAAAAAACAGTTCAGCAAATTACGTTGTTGGATACATTCGATGAATATGAATCTTATTTGTTTTTTAATTCGTCCAGTATAGACGACAAAATTGACGAAGCCATTACATATGATTCGAATAACTATAATAGTTTGGTGTATCAACTTCCAGAATATGTAAAGGATGATTCCGATTCAGCTGATTATATAAAATTTACAGCAATGGTTGGTCATTTTTTTGATAACATACTAGTCTTCATCAAGAAATTTCCAAAAGCATATCCTATTTCCAACGATGATTCAAACTATTATCCAAAGAATTATATAGATGAATTATTGAATAGCTTTAGCTGGAATATTGATATTGATAAATTTTCTCAGAGCGATTTAAATCAGTTATATTTCAATAATCAAGAAATTGCGGGTTATAATTCCGCGTCTTATTTCGATTATACAAAATCAATTTTAAATAGATTTGCGAATAATATTTCATCAGTATATAAATCCAAAGGTACAGTCAGTTCATTTGAAATGATACGTACTATGTTTGGTATCCCAGCTGGGATAATATCTACTAGAGAATATGGAAGTGCAGATTCGTTTTCTAACCGTGATAATTACTTTGTATACGATGATATCATTTATATGACAGATTTCAAGGAAAATAATTTCTTGAATTTTGAACACACTAGTAGCGATTTCATTTATACTACTAGTAGTTATTATGCATCTGGATCTAACATTAACACATTCACTAGTAGTACCGAGTATTCTTCTCGATTTAATGGTATATCTACAATAGAATTTTCTTTAAGATTTAAATCTACGAATTATAACTTTGGTGATAAAATACAATTATTGTCAAAACATAGAAATGAAAAATCCGATTGGAATTTATTTGTTAAAAAATCAAAACAGTCTGAGTCAGGTCAGTTAATATTTGAAATTCATCCATATGAATTGGGCAACACAACGTCTAGTTTAGTACTGGATGAAATGCCTTTGTTAAATGGAAACATTTTCACAGTGATGTTAAAACGTGAACCTGTCGCTGGCAATTTTGAAAAATTTAATATAAGTTCAAGTAAAGTCACAAACCAAATTACACCATTTATCATAGAAGATGACGGAGATTTCATAATTGAAGACGACAGTGATTTTGTAACACTAGCGTCTCAAAAAACTACTTTAACATCGTCCAACTACCTCAATTCAGCAAAAGAGTATATTCCATATGTTTATAGTTTATCTATTAATCAATACGATGGAAGCGTTAAAAACTTTTCATCCACTAAACGTAAAATTATAAATAATACCGTAAATAAAAACTTTTCCTCTGGTAGTTATTATATAGGCAATTATTCATCTTCCGTATCATTTATAGGAAATTTAGACAAAATTAAAATATTAAAAGAACCACTTGATAATGAATATTTCGATGAACATTCTTATAATTTAGATTCAATATCAATACCAAATAAAGAAGATGTTTATTCCAATTTGTTTTATTTATGGAGTTTTGATACGCCTGTAGATTTGTATTCACCTACATCTATTAGTACAACTGTAGACAATCAAAATATCTATTATCAAACACAATTCTTTGCTTATAATTTCGGCCAAAAAGAAAAATATTTTAGCTATCCAACTTGTTCTAATGTATTGATAAATCAATTTCCATATCAATTTGATAAAATCAATGTAAAACAAACTATAAACACAAATAATTTTGGGCCAAATTATAAGATTAATAGTAAGATAAACAAAATAACAGAAACCGCGTTGTCTAATTTAACACCGTATGATTATTCAACTCGCATTCAGGATAGTTTGGGTGATGATTCCATTTTATCTGGATTTTTTATAAGTCCATATAACTATTTGAATCATAAAATAGAGAATTTTATAGGTTTAGATGGTATAGCAGATATTATTGGTGAACCTGAAAATCTAAATAAGCAAAATTATGCAGGGTTAACTACTTTACAACGTGATTTTGGCAAAATAAACGTTGTACAAAATTTAAAACCCGCTAGATCTAATTTATTGACCGGAATTTTATTAGAACCAAGCTTGTTTGAACGTAAAAAGTTTAATTACAGAGATGTGGAGTTTGTAACCAATAATGAATTTAATTTATATTTTAATAATAAAGTTACATTTACGTCATCATTAATAAATACAAACAATACTTCAAGCTTTACTATAATAACCAGTTCGTATATTAATAATATTACAAAGGATGAAAATACATACAACTATTCTCGTCTCGAAATTAAAGATACAATCGATGATCGTGATTTCATTTATGCAAAGTATGGTAAATATGTATACGTCGATCCAAATGGATACAATGTACGAGATACCGTTAATGTGGCCAGAAACGATTATTATCAATCTGTTAACAACAATGGGATTGTGGTAACATTTACTTCTTCATTTGACGAAGTTCAAGTTATTGGTTCTGGATCGGGATATTCATTGAGCACATCTGGTACAGCAGGTACAGCAGGTTCATCTGGCACATCTGGAACTGCAGGTTCATCTGGCACATCAGGCACTTCTGGTACGTCAAACTATATAGGATTCAATGTACAAGTTACTGGAAGTAAGTATTTGAAAAACTACTATAAAGGTGTGTTTAATACAGGATATTCTAATAGACATTTAAGTAAGTTTTCATTTGTTGGAAGTAGAGCAAAATATCAAGCAATAAGTGGTTCTAAAACACAACTTGTGAACGGATTGAAATTGCGTTCAAAAGGTGATATTACATATTATACTTATATCAAGGGTAAAAATGATCAAAATAGTACTGTAAATAGAGATGGTGTTACAAATGGAAGTGCGCCTGTTATTACTATACCTGGATTTTTAAGTTTGAATATCGAAACTAATAATGCTCCTATATATGGCGATACAACTGGATCAATTGGCAATCCAGATTCACTATTCATACAATTACCATTAACCGCTTCTTTACTAACCAGTGCAAGTTTAGAAAGATACATAATGAATTTATAATTCACATTTTTGAGTAGAAATTAAAACTTATCAATAATTATTATATATGGCATATTTAAATAACAACATTCTTACAGTGAATGCTGTATTGACTAAAAAGGGAAGAGAAATCCTTGCAAAAACGGGTGGATTAAACATTACAGCCTTTGCATTGGCTGACGATGAAATTGATTATACACAGTTTAATCCAAATCATCCACTAGGTAGTGCATATTACGACATAGCTATTCGTAATACTCCTATTATGGAGCCGATTACAGATGAATCACAGTCAATGAAGTATAAATTAGTAACACTAAATGACGGAGTAACTTCTGTACCAACTATAAGTGTAGCACAAAGTGAACTTGGTCCTTTTGATAGAGATTATACCGGAGAAATTTTAATTAGTCCTAGTACAAATCCTACTTACAACGTTACTCTTGGATACACAGCAATTTTGGCAAATAAAAATGTTGGTACATTGGTTGTGACCGAAACAAACAGTTTAAATTCAACAAGTGCTACGATTCCTACTTTCTCGGGAGATTTAACTTCACAAACCTCGCAAGTGGTAGTTGGTAATAAATTCAGATTCGTACCAAATGCTGGCTTGTCTAAAACAACAACCACTAATATTACAATTATTGGTAATGAAAGTGGCGGTAATACATCCATTACAGTGACAGTTAAAGTTCCAACAACAACATAATTATGATATTTAGTAAATTTAATAATGACGACATCGTAGTTGGTAGAATAAATCAAGTATCATCCGGTTTATTTGGAACTGGTAGTTTATTTGTCAGTCAATCTACGTTTATAACACAATCGGGTGTTACTGGTCAAGCTAATCAACTTACTGGATCCAGTCCATACGATGTAAGAAACGGTCAATATTATATTGATATTTACTCTGGTGGGGACTTATATTTTGATGTAGCATATGGCGATTATGCAAATAGTGGTAGTTCACTTTTTGATGTCACTACTTATACAACTCCAGTATTAACAAATGAAACGAAAGTCATTTATTCTCAATACAAAAATACGCTCTTACAACCAGGCGATACTTTATTTAGTTTTGCATCTGGAAGCGTAGACGCTACTGTTGAGAGTGAAGCTATTTATGTAATTAACTACGCAGCCGATAAATTTAAGGATCAGATAGATGCTGGACAAATACAAATTTCTTTTAGCGGATCTGTCGCACCAAAAAAGTTTACATTTATCGATGATTCACAAGTTGTAAATAAACAACAAAATTCATATAACTTAATTTCAGGTTCTATTGTAAATGGAATTGCCACACCTTATTTGAAAAATGGATCTCCAGTTTATGCAGGTATAGGATTGGTATACCCATCAAACGGCGTTATTGTATTTAATGCTATAAATTTAGATAAATTCGTAGGAATTACAGCCGGTCAACAAATTTTAAATCGAAAAAATTATTCTAATAGTGTAACTACCACAAATCGAAGTGGATACTGGAAAGTTTGGACAAGAGATTTTTACAATTCTTTAAGAAGATCCAAATCAACTATGGGTGTTAGAAAGTCTGAATTTGTACCTTCTACAAATTACTTCGTCCGTGTTAAAAATAAAGAATTTAACTATAGCAACAATCCAACTTTTGTTTCTGATGGAAATGATGGTTTGACTAAAGGAACTATTATTTATCAAGATTTGATTAATAATCCAAGAACCTATATTACCTCGGTTGGTTTATATAATGATAATAACGAACTATTGGCAATTGGTAAAATTAGTCAACCTACAATGAAATCTTTTGATAACGAATTATTGATTAAGGTACGGATTGATTTCTAATATAGAATAGTTTGTTTTTATTCTATTTATAATAGAATGATCAAATTTTTTAAAACACAAGACGTACTGGTTACCAGATTTACTGTTTCCAAAGAAAAGACGTTTAATAACGTTTTAAATAATCTTCTCGTTGGCACAGATGGAACTGATGATAGTACATTTCCGATACAATTATCTTATATTTCTTGCGATAATAATAAATCTGGAAGTTGCGAAGGAGTTACTTTTGATGGGTCATATTTAGCAATAACTCAATTTGAACAATTGTCTCAAATTGATTTTTCTGTGGGTAAATATGTAAATTCTAGTTCTATTTTTTATCCATCGTCGAGTGTTAAATGGAATCCAACAGTTAATCCGGTAAACATAGACGGAACATATAAAGGTCAAATTTATAATACCATAAATAAAATGTATTATAATAACTACAATAATAGTTACAACATATTTGGCTTTGATGATTATGATAATCAACGAACTAAACTGGATCTTACCAATGATTTTTCTTTGTATCGATTATCCGTTGGTCAGACTGGAGATGGAATCAAAAGGAATTCCGTAGTAATATATAATCAATCAGGAGATATTGTTTCTAATATAGAAGATGATGGTAATCACAACTTGATATTGGGTGGAACTTATTTCATTAATAGTTACGAATTTACAACTGGAAGTAAAGATACTGTAGAAAACCGTGGTACTTATGGTCTGGGTTATTATTTATTGAATACATAGTATGAGTTTAATTAACATATATAACGAACGATATGGTACCGCCGTTGCTACTAATGGTAATATAATAGCAATAGGAAATCCACCAACCAAAAATTGGGATTATTCAGAAGGATTTTCTCGTAAAGGTCAAATATTTTTAGTTCGTAAAAATCAATTTGGATCAAATTATGAAGTGATTAAAACTTTATTGAATGAAAATGAAAACTTGTTAACTCCATATTATACAGAACAAAGTAGTAGTATGGTAAACACAAGTTCTTTAATTGCTAATAGTGGCAGTTTACCAAATGTAAATGCGTCATGTAGTTATTTAACAATTGAAAATTACACCAAATTTGTTTATCAGAGCAAGTATGGAGAATCATTGGACGTTAGTGATTATTTCCTCGTAGCCAGCGACATTTCACTAACTCAAAGTGTCGATAATAGAAACTTCTTCACACAAAATCAAGTAAACATATATGAAATTGATCCAAATTACGTATATGAAAGTGGAAGTATCAGAGCTAAATCCACTGATTTTACCAAGGAAACTGTAAGTACTTATCAAATAAGTTCGACTCCTATTGCTTATTTAACATCGTCAATAAATTCCCAATTTGGTAAAGCTGTTAGCATTTCAAACAATTATTTAGCGGTGGGTGCTCCTGGTTTTAATAATGGTCGAGGGTGTGTTTATGTTTTTAAGAATGTAAACAATAACTACAATTTTGTACAAAAATTAAGTAGCAGTGTTACTTTAGATCCATATCAATCCTCATTCGGATTCAGTGTTTGTATAGACAAATATTCTGAAAATAAGTTGGTGGTCGGATGTAACCAAGTGTCCGCTAGCAAAGTGTTTTTATTTACATCTGGTTCAGGTGGATGGAGACTGTCTCAGAGATTCCAAAATATAACTGGATCTGAATATTTGAAATTGGAGGGTTTTGAATTTGATTTGTATCCATCAGGTAGTTTATCAGCTGCTCAAAGAAATAATAGATTTGGTTATTCTGTGTCTTTACATAAAAACGTTCTAGCAATAGGTTCGCCCAATGATCTTTTGTATTATGAATATTCAGGTTCAAACGTTTTGAGACAAAGAGGCGCGACTTATATTTATGAAAATGGATTGTGTCCCACAGGATCCAATCAATATTTGTTTATCAAAAAACTTTATGGTGATGATATAACTTTTAAAGATAATATGATGGGATATTCGGTTTCGACTTATAATAATAAAGTACTAATCGGGTCACCCAAACCATATTTTCCATTTAGCTCACTTTACATTTCCAGTTCAGTTAAATACTACGATAAATTTTACGACGTAAATGATTACGGTGAATCAAGTTACTGTGGTCAGTGTTTATACTATAATGTTAGTAAGTCAATTGTAACACAGATTACTACAGATCCTATTGCTAAAAGAAAAGAGTATAATAAACCATTTAGTGCTTTTGGATATTCAGTAGCTTTATCTGAACCAAATTTGGTTGTTGGGTCTCCTATTCCATTAAACGACGATTTGTACTTGAGTATACCACTTATAACAGAATCAGGCAGTTACAGTGACCCTAATTATGTAAAAACCTCATCGTTTAATCCTGAAAACTGCACTGAGTCTGCTGATGTAGTATATTTTCAAATAGAAGATACTGTTTATGGAAGTGGCAGCGTTGAATCAAAAATTGCGTTACAAATGGAGTCGGAGACATACACTGATATAGTTGGTAAAGCTTATATTTATGACAACTTGGATTTAAAAACAAATTATCCAGTTGGTAATATTTTTTATAACAACAATAGTTTGGTTTTGAATAACACAGGTAGTGTACTGAATTTGTTGACAAGAGATCCTGTAAATCCTGATCAACCATCGTTGTATATGGATTATAAAACGAACATAACAACTTATGAAAAACAGTATATTTGCACCATAATGCCCGGAGAGTTTAATATATCAACCAATCCAACAGCTGTAACTTCGTCGCTCATAAATTATTGTGTATTTAACAAAAGCACATTTAACTTTGAAAATTTAGATATCATTTTAAGATATATAAATTATAAGAACGTTGTTCCTGGTTCTGAAAAATGGTATTTGAATATGATATCCAATGACGTAGAACAAAACATCTTTGGATTCTACACCTCATCTTATTTGGACTATAACACCAATTTACTAACACCTGATTTGAAAAATATATTGGCAGAAAAGAATTTGGATGTGGATAACGATGGTAAAGTAGATATTTACGACGGTAAAATGATGTGGAAGTATTTTATTGAAAAATTAAACTTCACCAATTATAAATCTTATTTGAATACTTTAAGCAATCGAAATAACTACGATGACATTATTAGATTCTTGGATAACCAAACGGGTAAATCAATTAAGAATTACGTCAAACAACCATTTTTCAATTATCAATATAGTTCATCAATTGATCCAACTGGATCTTATTTAGCGCCTTATATAACTACTGTTGGATTGTATAGTGGATGTGACTTGGTTGCGGTGGCTAAATTAGCACAGCCAATAAAAAATACGGGCGAAATTCCAATAAATATTTCTGTTAAATGGGACACTTAATTATATTTATTATATAATAAAACAAATATATGGCAACATCACCAGACGCAAAAGTAATTGACCGTGAATCATTAAAGACCAGTTTGGAAGCTAGATTTCTAGCCAAACAAAAAGCCGGCGGTGCGTTTAATGCATATAAAGCTACCAGATTTATACCCGGCGGTACTATGTTGGATGGATTACAAGGAGACATGGGATATTCACAAAAATCTCGTGAATATACAATTGAGCCAGGATTTACTACATCCATCGATACTCAACAAGATAATTTCAATGAAAAAGCGTTGAATTATATCGACTCTCAGCCTGGATTTAATACGAAACGATATTTTCGTTGATATGTATTTTAAATGGTTATATTAGGTTTGGATTCATCCACATCAGTTACAGGTTGGGCATTTAGTAAAGACGGAAAGGTCTTGGATGCCGGTTATATTGATACAAAAAAGTTTGAAACAACAAAAGAAAAAACTTATTTTGTTATATCTGAATTGGAAAAGAATCCGTTAATTAAAGATGTTACAGTCATCAATTTAGAAGCTGCTCTTAGTGGATTTGCTGGCGGATTCACATCACAACAAGTTATAATCACATTAGCCAGACACAATGCGGTATTTGCTTATATTATTGAAGAACATTTTAAAGTCAAGGTAAATCTATTATCAGTTAATACTATGCGCAAACAGTTGTTTGGTAAGTGTAGAATTAAAGGTGTTAAATCAAAAGACTTTGTGAGAATTGAACTTGAAAAGATATTACCCGAAGTCACCAAGTTCACAGTATTAAATAAAAAAGGCAATTGGGATGAACGAAACGGCGATATGTACGATGGAATAGTCTGTTCTCTATATAAAAAGTTGTAAACTACAAAATTTGTGTTATACTGTTTAAAATGACTGTGGTTGACATTCTATCAAGATTATTTAAACAAAAGGTTCACATCCAAAAAGGCGGTGAAGAAATTCTTGTTTTTTGTCCCAATTGCAAACATCATAAACGAAAGTTAAACATAAACACCAAAACTGGTTTTTACCAATGTTGGGTGTGTAACTTTAGCGGAAAAAGTTTTCATAGTCTTCTTAAAAAAGTAAAAGCGCCCAAAGAATATTATGACGTTTTATGTAAAGATGTACCAAAACGAAATAACGTCGAAGTAAAAGAAGAAAAAAAGATATTAAGTTTGCCTGAGGAGTTTAAACCGTTGTGTAAACCAAATAGTGATATTGAATATAAACGTGCTTTGAGTTATTGTTTAAATAGAAATATAACTACGATTGATATAGTTAGATACAATATTGGTTATTGCAATAGTGGTGCATTTATAAATAGAGTAATTGTGCCATCATATGACTCCACAGGAAAACTTAACTTTTATTGTGGTAGATCATTTTATGATGGATATCTCAAATATAGATTGTGTGATGGTAGCAAGGACATCGTAGGGTTTGAGTTGTTTACAGATTTTAATCAACCGATTACTTTGGTTGAAGGTGTATTTGATGCTATGTCTGTGAAATATAACGCAATACCTCTTTTTGGGAAAACCTTATCCAAAACACTCAGAATGAAGTTGATGGATAATAAACCACCTAGAGTAAATGTGCTTTTGGATAACGATGCATTATCATCAAGTCTAAAAATTTGTGATTTTTTACTTGCCAACAATATAGAAACTTATTTGGTACGACTTGATGGTAAAGATCCAAATGAATTGGGTCACGAAAAGACTTGGCAAACCATACACAACAGTGTTAGAATGAATGAGAGTCTACTGTACAAGTTTAAATTAACGGTTAAATTATGATTATACTAAAAAATACCGACGATAAAATCAACTGCGTGATGCATGTTGCAGATATTCACATTCGTCTAACAAAACGACACGACGAATATACATCTGTATTTGATCGTTTTTATAATGCTTTAGATAAAGCTAAATCATTAAATGCAATCTTAGTTATTGCTGGCGATGTTTTTCACAACAAATCAGATTTAAGTCCCGAGTGTGTTAAAATTGGAAGCGACTTTCTAAAAAGTTGTGCTGATCGTGTACCCGTAATTTTAACAGCTGGTAACCACGATGCTACGTTAGCAAACAAGTCAAGATTGGATTGTTTAACTCCAATTGTACAGGCATTAAATCATCCAAACCTTTATTATCTAAAAGATACCGAAGTATATCGTTATCAAAACATCTTATTTAATAATTTCAGTGTATTTGATGATCCTGATAAGTATATTCGATATAAGGATATTCCATCTAAACATCGTGTAGAAACAGATCATCATATTGCATTATTCCACGGTCCAGTAAATCACGCTGTTACGGATGTTGGATATACTGTAAGTAATCGTGCTATTACAAATGAACTATTTGATGGTCATCACATTGCAATGTTGGGCGATATTCATAAACATCAAATTCTACAAGAATATGATGAAACTGAAAGTAAGCCTGTAATTGTATACGCTGGATCTATGATTCAACAGAACCACGGCGAAGATCTTAAAGGACACGGATTTTTGATGTGGGATCTAAAGAGAAAAGTTTATAAACATTATGAACTAAAGAATGATTATGGTTTTTATACAATTGAAATCAATAAAGGTAAATTAGTCACGGACATCAGCAATATTCCATCAAAAGTTCGCATTCGTACACTTTGTTGTGAATCTATTCCATCTCAGGTAAAAGAAATCATCAATGAAGTTAAGAATAAGTGTGATATCATTGAGACCACATTTAATCGAATTGATGAACCCACAACAGATTTGACTTTAAAATCCGGTCAAATATTTGATATCCATAATATCTTTGATGTAGACTATCAAAATAAACTGATTGAAGAAAATCTTTTATCAAAGAGTGTTTCAACTGATTTGATTTATAAAGTCAAAGAGTTGAATAAAACTATTAATTTGGAAATACCAAAAGATAAAGCTCCAAAGAATATTCGTTGGAAGCCAAAGATTTTTGAATTTGATAATATGTTTAGTTATGGCGAAGGAAACTTAATTGACTTTACCAAATTGAAAGGTACAATTGGACTATTTGCACCTAATGCTAGTGGTAAGTCTAGTATTATGGACGCATTGGCATTTTGTGTATTCGATAAGTTTAGCAAAGGATACAAAGCTGTACACGTATTGAATACTCAGAAAATGAGTTTTCGTTGTAAGTTCAACTTTGAAGTAAATGGAGTCGATTATTTCATTGAACGAGACGGCAAGGCTGATAAAAAAGGAAATGTCAAAGTAGATGTCAAGTTTTATAAAATTGAAAATGGCAATGAAGTACCATTGAATGGTGAAGCTCGTCGTAGTACCAACGATATTATCAGAGATTATGTTGGTACATATGAAGACTTTATTCTTACAGTATTAAGCATTCAAAATAGTAAAACTGGATCATTTATTGATTTGGGTCAGACCGAACGTAAAGACTTATTGTGTCAATTTATGGGTCTAACCGTATTTGATCAGTTATACACTATTGCAAATGATAAGTTTAAGGAGACTAATACACTACTTAAGAACATCAGCAAAGATAGTTTAATTGAGGATTTACAAAATGTTTCTGGTAGCATTGATCTAAATAATAAAAATATATCACAGTATAATTGTGATATAAAAGATCTAGAGGTCAAGAAAGAAGATCAAAATAATAAACTTTTGGAGTTGTCTAATAATATTATTAAAACAGCTAATTTTGATTTTGATATAACCAAATTAGAATCTGAAAAGACCCAGTTAGAATCTAAGATCAATACATTTGAAACTGATATAAACCAGAAAAAAACTAAGTTTTCATCAATTGAAACTCAACTTTCAGATTTATCTTCTTCTTTGAAGAGTTGTGAAAATATAGAAAGTGATTATGATCAATATAAAATCTGTAAAGATAACGAGTCTAAAAAGTCTTCTGAAATAGAAAAACTTAAGGTAGTAGTTAAGAATAAAATTGATAAGTTGAAAAAGTTAGAGGAACACAAGTATGATCCTAATTGCACGTACTGCGTAAATAACGTATTCGTAAAAGATGCTATTAAAACTAAGGAAGAACTTGAACTTGATAAAAACAAGGGCAAAATCTTAGTAGAAGAATTTAATGTCATCAAATCTAAGTTGGATTCATTTGGAGATATTGAATCTCGTTATAAGGAATGTCAACGTGTAGATGCCGAAAAAGTTAAATTAGAAAAGACCAAGGAAGTTTTATCTACGGCAATATTACGTGATGAAAATTTCAAGATCCGATTACAAAATGATTTGAATGGGGTAATTCAAAATATTGAAACTTTTTATAAGAACAAGGATATTATTGAAAACAATTCCAAACTACTCGTTAGTGTTAATGAAGTGAAAACTATTGTTAAAAATATTGAATCGGAGATTAAATCGGTCAATAATAAATTGTTTAACTCTTCCACTGAAAAGGGCAAGTTGGAATTACAATATAAAAATACTACAGAACAACTAAATAAAGTTAAAGAACTTGAAGCTTCATACGAGGCTTATAAGTTGTATACTAATATTATTAGTCGAGACGGTATTCCATATGAAATCATCACCAAAACATTGCCTGAAATTGAAAAAGAGGTAAATAATATTCTACAACAACTTGTTGAATTTACAATCACTCTTCAGACAGACGGCAAGAACATTATGACTAACATTGTTTACGATGATAAACGTTGGCCATTAGAAATGGCTAGTGGTATGGAGAAGTTTGTCAGTGGTTTGGCTATCAGAGTATCATTAATTAATATTAGCAATTTACCAAGACCAAATATTATTTGTATTGATGAAGGATTTGGTTGTGCTGATAGTGATCATTTGGGACAAATGGGAGCTTTATTTAGTTATTTAAAACATCAATTTGATTTTATTTGGGTGATTAGTCATTTGGATCAAATGCGAGATATGGTAGATGAACAAATCGAAATAAAAAAAGAAAATGGATTTAGTAAGGTAGTATATATTTAATATGTCTTTAACAGATACAATTTATTTAGAAAAATTTGGCAAATTAACTATCAATATTTCCGACGACGGATTATTTCAAACTATAAATGACAGTTCTATTAATTGTGAATTCTTAATAACACTAAGAAGTTTAGATTCCAATCTAATTTCAAATGTGATGTATCATCACTGCACAATTGGATACGATTTGTGGACGTATAATCATCGTTTATCTTTTATAAAAGAAGTTTTTAATAAAACTCATCCTGGTTTTTCTATTGAAATTCACGATGTAAACAATAATCTTTTATTTAATAAAAATTATCACGGTGTTAAAAGGTTTAGATGTTTAGATTTAAAATCTAAGAAAGGTGATATTACATACCCGTCGTATCATACGTTTTTTTACGATGATTATTTCTTAGATAATTTTAAAATAAAAGATGACGATGTTGTTTATGATTTAGGAGCAAACATAGGCGCATTTTCAATTGTATGCTCTAATTATAATGTTAAAAAAATATATGCATTTGAGCCACATCCAGAAATATTTGGATATCTGAATTATAACTTGGACAAGTATGGAAAAAATGCAACCACATTTAATAATGCAATTGCTGGAACATTTTCAAAAGTAAAATTCGGCACAAAAGAATCTACAGTTTCATCTAATATTAGTGTCAATGGGACGTTCGAAGTTGATACTATTAATTTAGAAAAGTTTGTATATGATAATAATTTGGAGTTGCCAACTTATCTCAAAATTGACATTGAAGGATCCGAATACGATTTTTTTGAAAACACCAGTGATGATTTTTTTAAAAATGTTCATAGTATATTTTTTGAATTTCACTGTAATGATGGTTCAAATCTTTTAAAGATAATCAATAGATTTGAAAAAATGGGATATAAATTAAGCTGCAAAGAAAATGCATTAGATCATAATATAGACCATATGAATACTATCTATCTCAATAAGTAAATTATGAAAAAAATATTGTTTATAGCACCACATCTTTCTACAGGTGGACTACCTCAATTTCTACTAAAGAAGATACAGTCATTAATAAGTGACTATGAAATATATTGTGTAGAATATGATGATATTACAGGAGGAGTTTTAGTTGTACAAAGAAAACAACTTCAAAAAATCTGCGGTAAAAGATTTTATACATTATCATCAAATAAGTTTGAGTTATTCAAACTAATCGATGACATAAAGCCAGACATTATTCATCTTGAAGAAATGCCTGAGTATTTTATGGATGTTAATTTAGCAACCAAACTCTATAATAAAGACAGAGAATATCTAATTGTAGAGACATCCCACGATAGTAGTTTTGATCCCAAAAGAAAAAGAGTTTTTCCAGACCAATTTACCTTTGTCAGTAATTATCAAAAACAAAATCTGGAATCTCTTAATGTAAGTACGGATGTTATTGAGTATCCAATTGCGGTTAAATGTAGAAAAAATAGAACTGAAGGACTAAGGTTTTTGGGATTGGATGAAAACAAAAAACACGTATTGCATGTTGGATTATTTACTCCACGCAAAAATCAAAAAGAATTTATAGAATATGCTCGGGCAATGGAAAAAGAAAATGTTCAATTTCATTGTTTGGGTAATATGGCTGATAACTTTAAAACCTATTGGCAACCATTATTAGAAAATTTGCCAAAGAATGTAAAAGTTTGGGGTGAAAGAAAAGATGTAGAAAACTTCTATAGTTGTATGGATCTGTTTCTATTCACCAGTAGAGGACACGCTACCGATAAAGAAACAGCTCCAATCGTAATTAAAGAAGCTATATCTTATAATATACCATCTTTATTATATAACTTACCTGTTTATCTTAATCGATATAAGGTATTTGAGACTATCAAGTATTTGGACGAAACCAATTTTAATCGTAATGTAAAACTTATAAAAAATCAATTAGGAATAATCTCTGATTTGGAGGTTGTCAATTTGGTTTCAAATAAAACTGCAAGTAAAGATACAGTGGTTGTTATATCAACACATCCAAATTTTAAAGCTATAGAAGATACAACATTAGAATCAATTAACCAAGCTAAAAAAGCTGGTTATAAAGTTTTATTGACATCACACTATCCAGCTAGTGTAACCTTACAACAAGCAGTTGACCATTATGTATACGACGCAAACAATCCTATTCTAAAACATAATTTCTATAATAGATGGACATATGATTCAAATAATACCAAAATTAATTTATATTTTCCACCATCTGATTGTGACAATTATCACGGTCTCGCTGTATTAATAAATTATTATAATGGTATATCCTTAGCCAATAAAATTGGATATAAAAATGCAATTTGTTTTAACTATGACATGGTTATTTCAGATTCTGATTTTACAAAATTGTACGATGTTGATGAAATATTGATTAATAAAAAAGCATTCTTTTTTTATGATAAAGCATCAGAAGGAGATACATTTAAGACTGTATTCCACGGTATTAACACTCAATTCTTTTTAGAAAAGTTTAAGTATTATACGTCTACAGAGTATATGGATTTTGTTACCCAAAAGAATATTTCAAACGGACTGGAACAATTTTATTATAACAAACTGATCGGTTATAAAAATGATTTGTACATAGATTATACAAATAACGAAGAAACGTATTTAAGTAATAGTAAGAATAATTTATTCTCTATGGTAGAATATCTATCTGTATTGAGAATGAAAAATATAAATAAGTTTGGCGTATTGACTTATATTAATAATAAAGTAGATGATAGAATAAATGAAATTATAATAAAAAAGAATGGTGTGATTGTTAATAACTATACATACGATGTATCAGACAAAGTTTGTTTTTATTTAGCAAATGATTTTGAAAACGATAACTTTTACGAAATTGAAAACAATCTATATGATCAAAATAAAATTTTGTTGAGGAGTTATAAAAAGTCTTTCAGACGATTAGAAGACATAGATATTAACGGTTCTATTGAAGTTACACAATGAAAATTATACAAGTTAATCTGGGTTTATTGCCAATTCCGCCTAATGGATGGGGGGCTGTTGAAAAAATTATTTGGGATTATTATCAACTCTTAAATTCTAAAGGATTGGAATGTCAAATAAAATATCTAAATGAAATTCAGTATGCGGATGATATAATCGTACACGTTCACGTAGCAAATCTTGCAAATGAATGTCATAAACGTGGTATACCATATATCTTTAGTTTACACGATCATCACGCTTATTTGTATGGCAAAGATTCATTTGTATATAAGGAAAATCTACAAGCTATTGAAAACAGTGTAATATCAACCTGTCCAGCCAAATATTTAGTTGATTATTTTGGCAGTAAAAAATTACGATATTTTTCTCACGCTGTTAATACAAACGTTTTCAAATGTACGAATAACAAAAACGATGTGAATAAATTGTTGTGCGTTGCAAATAATGGTTATGCGAACAATCAGTCATATGATAGAAAGGGATTCGTATATGCAATTAAAGCTGCTAAAGAATTGGGATATCCAATTACAATCGCTGGGCCATCAAACAATAAAAAATTCTTTGATAGTTTAGATTCTGAATTGAATCAATATGATAAATTAACAAAGTTATTTGATTTGACAGAAGAACAATTAATCAATTTATATAACGAACATTCTATATTCTTACATCCATCTGAATTAGAAGCTGGTCATCCCAATTTAACTTTATTAGAAGCAATGAGTTGTGGTTTGCCTGTAGTAGGAACATTTGAAGAAAAGTCATATGATGGTATGATTGTTGTCGAACGTAATGTAGAACAAATAAAATCCGCTATACAAAATATAGTCAGTGACTACGACACATATAAAAATAAAGCACTTCAAACTGCTAATGCAAATTCTTATTTTAATCGTGTAGATCAACTAATCGATTTATACGATCAGTATACTGAAAGATTATTTGCTATTCGACACATTAATGTTTATGAAAATATAAAAAAGAATAACAAGAGTATTAAAACAAATGCTGTATTTAAGTATTCTTTTAATGATAATGCAAAAATAGAAGTTGATAACCCAATTGACACAGAACAAAGTTTTCACGTTACATTCTATAATAGTGATGATAATACTATTAAATACGAAACAGATTTAAAACACAATTGGTGGGGAAGTTGTAATTTTACGTATTACATTCCTTACGAAGTTCATATCAAGGATAATAAGACAAATGAATTGGTAGAAACTTATAAATTCAATTTGAAGAATAAGAAGGTATTAGTTGAATATGAAAGTTTTTCTTTGGGGGATCAATTGGCTTGGATGCCTATCATTGAACAATTCAGAAAGAAACACGAATGTGATCTTTATGTAAAGTTGCCTTTAAAAAATATTTTTGAAAGCAAATATCCTGAAATTAAGTTTGTTAACCACAACAAATATGTATCAGATGCTTTTGCTACTTACAAACTGGGATATTATGTTGATGAAAATGGAACAAATAATGATAGATGTAAATCTGATCCTAGAAAACAACCACTGCAAAAAATAGCAAGCGATTATTTGGGACTACCATACGAACCAGAGTTACCTCTAATTGACTTTAAAATAAAAGAACGTCCACTAAAGAAACGATATGTTACTATTGCAACGCAAAGTACATGTCAAGCAAAGTATTGGAACAATAAAGGTGGGTGGGAAAAAGTAGTAGAGTATCTCAAGTCGAAAGACTTTGAAGTAATTTGTATTGATAAACATAAAGTATTTGGCAATGGAAACGATTATGTCAACAATATGCCATCAAATGCTTTGGATTATACAGGAGATAAACCTCTTGAAGATCGTATGAATCAAATACACCACAGTGAATTTTTTATTGGACTGCCATCTGGTTTATCTTGGTTAGCTTGGGCAGTTAAAAAGCCAGTGGTATTAATTAGTGGGTTTTCTTATCCATATACCGAGTTTGAGACTCCGTATCGAGTACAAAATCATTCAGTATGCACAGGATGTTGGAATGATTCGTTATTTGACAAGGGAAATTGGAAGTGGTGTCCAAAATCAGATAAAAGAGAAGAATTTGAGTGTACCAAACAAATAACTCCAAAAATGGTTATTGACGTTATTGATCAATTATTAATAGAACAAAATATTTAAAGATATAATAAATAGTTGGTTCTTGGATTTTTTCAGTTATATTTATAATTTAAATATAACTTTGAAAGGATATTAATATTATGCCAATAACAGAAGGCGGTAGATTCGCCCCAACACAAAATATAGTAAGCCCAGGTGTATTCACACGTGAAAATGACCTCTCCGGTCTGGCTCAAGGAGTAGCAAACATTGGAGGAGCAATTATAGCTCCATTCGCTGATGGACCAGCGTTTTTTCCAAATACAATAACCGACGTAGCTGAATTAGAAACAAGATTCGGTGTCGCTGATGGTGTGTATTATGGACCATACACAGCCAAAGAATATCTACTACAACAAGGTATCGTTACCGTTGTTCGTGTAGGTGGTCTAACTGGTTACTGGCAAAAGAATCCATTGATTGTATATGCTCAACCAGGTATCTGGGACAGAGACGCTGATAAAGGAGCTATCACAACCGCTTCATTTATGTATATTGATACTACAGATTATACATCAAATGTAATATATCAACAAACTAGTACTCCTATTAGTATTACCGGTTCAGCTGCAATTAAAGGTTCAGTTGGTAGTGGTATAACAGGATCTGCTACATTTACAAGAGCAACAACCGCTGAAATTGCTTCTTTCTTAGCTACAGTTGGAAGTGTTGTTGGAATTAATTCACTTTCAGCTTCTTTGTCAACTTCATCCAGTTTGGGTAAAGTATTTAAAGTAGTTTCTACAAGACATTATGAATTGTTTAGCAGTTCAGTAGTAGCTAGAGGTGGTAAAGTAGCAAAACTAGGTAGTTCCATCGACCACTCATTGGCCGCATTTGATTTTGAAAAATCAAATATAAATGGTAGTGTTACAGTTGGCGGCGCATCATCAAATAAGCTAAAATTAACATTTGATACCAGTACTTCCAATAGTTATTTGACATCTTCTTTTAATGCTCCAAATACATTCGGATTAGTATTTGCTAAAGCCGCAAATCAAAATACATCGTTTGCAACTGCAAGTTTGAATAACCAAGATTTCATTGGCGGAGGATTAAGTTCTTCTATTCAGTTGACACAACGTATTGATATTTCAACAATGACAATCAGTGGGTCATTGAATGTTAAATTTGGATCCGCAACTTTAACAAGTGGCGTAACCGCAGATGACGTTGATGGTGTAGGTAAGTTGAGTGGTAGTATCTTGTACGCCAATAAAACAGTTGATATCGGTTCAGTTTCTTCTGGATTATTGGTACGTAAATTCAGTACTGCAACTCTTGCCAATGGTAATGCAAAACCAGTCGGTACTAAATTCTTCTTGTTAACTTCAAGTCTACAAGGTTCAAATATTGATGCCGAAACAGCAATTGCTACCGCTTTCGATGAAAGCACAACAACTGTTGATCTAGTAAGTTCATCTTACTTCAATGGTAATATCGCTTACAATCTAACAAACTTCAATGTGGAAGCAGCTACAACACTAACACTTCAAAGTGGTAGTTTCCATTCACTACGTGGTGTTGGAACTTGTGTAGCTGGTCTACAAGTAAGAGGTGTAGTAAGTGGTGATTTCGGTAAATATACCGGTGGATTTACAAGTCAAGATAATGCAAGTGCAGATCAATGTAATCCAGTACTAACAGGTCGTCAAAAGTTGATCTTGTCAGTATTAGCAAATACTCAAAATGCTTCATCACAATTCACCAGTGATTATCAAGTATTTGGTTTCAATACCTCAACATTAAGCCAACTAACAAGTAGCACATTCCCATATAAGGGTGTAATTAATCCTAATGAAAATGTTTACAACTTGGCATTGAAGTATAGCTATACAAATCCAGCTGGCGGTACCAGTGCCGGTACATATGGTTACTATGACTTTAGCTTGAATGAAAATGATAATAACTATATCAAAGAAGTATTCGGTGTAGATCCAACCGTTGGTAATCCTAACAAACAAGTTGCTGGTCAAAAAGTTGAAGCTGCTTATAACTACGTTCTATTCGAAGATAGTATCAAAAAGTTCGTAGCTGAAAAGACAAGTGCTTATGGATGGAGACTACAAGTAGGTACAAGTAATCTATCAGGAAGTTCTATTGTCGGTGAACCTCTAAAGTTCGTTGATCAATATAGTACTGATTTGAATAACGGCGATAGTCAATTCAGCATTACTAATGCTTCTACCCCTTGGATCTACAGTCAAAAGATTGCTCCATTCAAAGGTAGTGCTGATGTAGCCGCTCAACCAACTAAGTTCAAGTTGTTCAAAGTTCACACCTTGAGCGATGGTACACTAAGTAACACTAAGTTTAAGATTGAAATTAGCAACGTTAAGTTGGCTGGTACTGTTCCAGGCAGTGACTGGGGTAGTTTCACACTAGCAGTACGTGCTTATAGTGATACTGATAAGAAGCCAAAGTATTTGGAAATCTACCAAAACTTGAATTTGGATCCAGAGTCTGCAAATTATGTTGCTCGTAGAATTGGTAACAGATATGCATATATCACTTATGCTGGTAAATTGATTCAATTTGGTGATTTCACCACATTGAGCAAATATATCAGAATTGAAGCCAGTGACGTTTCTTACCCAGTAAGTTGCGTACCATACGGATTCGAATCATATAGTACCCCAATTGATAGTACTGCAAGTAACTATGTACCTGCTATACAATACAGTAAGGCAAGTATCTATGGTCTAGGTCCTGGTAAGTATCCATCTGGTACAGTATTTGGAAGTGTTCCAGGCACTGACAGTGAAATTCAAGCTCTATACCCAACATCTTCATTTGGCGTAGGTGTAGACAATAACACCAAACAATACTTCAAACCACTACCATACTACGGTGCATCTGATAGCAATGGTACTAATATCGACTTCGATTTAGAAGATAAGGTATGGGGTACAACAAATAGTAAATTCTATGCTCAAGGCACATACGTGAGTACTGGATCACTACTATCTCCAACATTGAGTGGTAGTATTCCAAGTGTTTACGACGCTGTAAATGAATCTACATATGTCAAACTACGTAAGTTTGTACTTGGATTCCAAGGTGGATTTGAAGGTCAATGGCCAGCAATTCCAATCAATGTAGGTGGTAATATTACAGCTGGTAATACACAAGGTTTAGATTGTACAAATATCAATAGCCCAGGTAGTATCGCTTATAAGCAAGCAATTGCTGCAATCGGTAATCCTGATGAATTTGATATTAACTTGATTGTAACTCCAGGTATCTTCCGTGAACAACACAGTTATGTTACCGAATTGGTAATTGATATGTGTGAAACTCGTCAAGATTGTTTCTACATTATGGATAACGTAGTGTTCCCAGCAAGCAATCAAACTGTAGGATTGATTGATGCAGCAATTAATACTGTTGCTACAATTGATAGTAACTATGTAGGTACTTATTATCCTTGGGTTAAGATTCTAGATACTAATACCAACAAGATTATTAGTGTTCCTCCTTCAGTAGTATTGCCAGCAGTTTACGCTGCTAACGATAACTCCGCTGCTGAATGGTACGCTCCAGCCGGTCTAAACCGTGGTGGTATTCCAACCGCAGTACAAGTACTTGATCGTGTAACTCACAGTGAACGTGATACCTTGTATGAAGGTCGTGTAAATCCAATCGCAGCGTTCCCTGGTCAAGGTATTTGTGTATGGGGTCAAAAGACTCTACAAATCGCCCCAAGTGCTTTGGATCGTATCAATGTACGTCGTTTGTTGATCAACTTGAAGAAGTTTATCGCAAGTTCAAGCAACTACTTGGTATTCGAACAAAACGTTGCTTCTACAAGAAATCGTTTCTTGAGTATTGTAACTCCATATTTGGAATCAGTACAACAACGTAACGGTATCTACGCATTCCAAGTCAAGATGGATGATACAAACAATACTCCTGACTTGATTGATAGAAATATTCTATATGGTCAGATCTTTATCCAACCAACCCGTACTGCTGAATTCATTATCCTCGATTTCAACATACTCCCAACGGGCGCAGCTTTTAACGTATAAGTTGAGTTAAACGCAATAAAAAACCCCGCTTAGAAATAAGCGGGGTTTTTTATTTATTGGATATATTTATATATTATGATACGTTTGACTCAAATTATTGAAGATTTAACCAAACCACAGGTTAAAGAAGCAGTTGACCCATCTTTATTAAAATTATATTTTAATAGAGACAATGGTGGTACGCCTGAAGTAATTCGTGGTATGACAATGCAAAGTAAATTAGACGAATTATCAAAATGATTAGTTTAAACAACATTTTAAATGAAGTTTTATCTGAGGCTGATCCAAAAGTTGGAACTGGTAAAAAGCCAAAAGGATCTGATAGAAGATTATATACCGATGAAAATCCAAAGGATACAGTTCGGGTAAAATTTAGAACCGCACAAGACATTAAAGATACACTAGCTAGCAGTGGTTTTAAATCAAAAAGTCACAAGAGACAATCTCAAATTATAAATCTTATACATCAGAGAGTTAGAGCAGCTTATCAAAATGCAAAAGATCCAAATGTTAAAAGTAGGTTGAAAAGCGCTTTGGATTATGCTATAAATCGTAAAGAAGCATCTAAAGCAAAAACAATAAGACTAAATAAAGAAACATCTGATCCAGAATCTGGTAAATCGTCTCCATATGGATCTGGATATGGGGTAGCTGAAAATAATATAGAGGAAAAATGTTGGAAGGGATATACACAAAAAGGTATGAAGACAATGTTTGGTAACAAATATCCCAACTGCGTTAAAAAAACAAACAAATAATTTTAGACCAATTATCAAAATGATCAGTTTAAACGATTTATTATTAGAAGCCAAACTTCCTCAAAGCGAGCAAGATATGGATCTTTATGCCCGCAAATACAAGAAGACTATAGATTATTTACGTACCAAGAACAAAGTACTATTGTTAACTACCAGTAATAGATGGAGTGGTCACAAAGACGATATTGCTAAGAGTACACAATTAGCAATTAAAATACAAGAACTATTAGGTAAAGAAAAAGTATCATTGATAGATACTACCAAATTAAATATAGTTCCGTGTGAGGGCAATGTATCGTCAAAATGGGGAAATCATTGTGGTACAAAAGATTCAGTTTTAAAAGATAAAGAAAAAAACCCAACAGGAGAACATCGTTGTTGGGCTAGTATTAATAATAAGAACGACGAATTATGGAAAATAAGTAAAGAATTATTTGAAAGTGACTGTGTAGTCTTTTTTGCTAGTGTGAGATGGGGACAAGCCAACGGTTTTTATCAAAAATTGATTGAAAGATTGACTTGGATTGAGAACAGACATTCTACTTTGGGTGAAAGTAATATAGTAAAAGATATAGATTCAGGATTTATTGCTACTGGTCAAAATTGGAATGGAAAAGATGTTACCCAAACACAAAAAGAAGTACTTCAGTTTTTTGGATTCAAAACACCAGACCAATTATTTTGGAACTGGCAATTTACTGATAATAGTTTAGACGAAACTAAGAGTTCTTACAAAAAAGCAATTCCTGTATTTGATAAAACATTTTTAAAACCATATGATAAGACTAAATAACATTTTGAACGAAGTAATTAGTGAAGGTGGTGCCGGAGGTCATATGGCACATCCATTTGATTTTGCAAATACAGGAGCTAAATTGGTAGATGTATTTGCAAAATCGGTTAAATCTTTAAAACAAGGTGGTGGTAGTGTTAAAATTGACGGCGTAAACGCTAGTATTCGTATGGTAAACGGTCAGTTCGTAATGGATCGTGGATCAGCAAAACCACTTGATATTAAAGGAATGAGACCTGAAGATTTGTCAAGTAGATTTGAACCAGGCCACGGATTTATTGGTATTGGTACAAAGGTAATTAATATTTTTGATGCTGCAATTCCATCCACAAGATCCGAATTGAAAACACTTGGATTATTAGATAATCCTAATATACTATTCAATATTGAATATGTAGAGGGTCAAACGAATGTAGTTGGATATAAATGGAACTTTTTAGCTATTCACGGATTAAAAGAAATTAAGCCAAAGACTTTTGGTAAAGATGGAAGTGTTAAATCCAGAGTAGCTGTTGAAATACCATATGATAAAACTGCAATGCAGTCTTATATAAACAAATTAAATAAGGTTGCTATGAAGAGTGGTTTTAAGGTGTTGGGTAGTATTGACACTACTTTCAAATCGGAACCAAACCTAGCAAGTGTTTTGACGCAACAAGTTACATTGTATCCTATGGGTAAAGCTGTAACCCAGTCTTTGACGGATTGGTTAAAAGAATTAAAGTTTACTACTCCTCTTATTACACGTAAACAATTTTTGAAAGCGGTAGATAGTAAAAATATCAGTCAAGATTTTCCAGATTTTCCAGATCAAGATGTAAATAAAATAGTTAATGATACTATTGTTTATTTAACCACAATTAAATTGGGAGATGAAATATTAAAAAATGCTACCAGTAAAATCGGAGATCTAGATAAACACGAAGGTATAGTTGTAAGAGATAGTAGTATTAGTAAAGATCCATTTAAAATTACAGGAAGTTTTATTATAAACGGTCTCGACAGTAAGTTTAAGAAATAAAATAAATACGTATTTGTTATGAAGAAAGCATCAGGTAAAAGCAATTTATCAATTGTAAAAGATTATTTATCGGGCGAACGTCCATTCGTACAAGTTGGCTATGATGCCAATTTGGAGAACAATAAACGCAAAGAAGGTGACGAATGGGAGGATAGTCAAGGTCGTAAATGGGTTTGGAAAAATGGAAGCAAACGAAGAGTACCAAAACGTGCTACTATTATTAATGAACAGCGTTGTAAATGTTGTAATATGGATGTTCGTTGGGGTAACTATTTGGATGATCGAGTATGGCCAAAAACAGGATATTGTTATGATTGTTTTATCAATTTTCAAACTGAACTAAAAATGATGGGAATGTTTGAAGTTTACAACGAACTACAGGATCTTAAAAACGAACGTAGTATTTTAGAAGATTACAAGAAAAAGTTTGAAGAAAGTAAAAAGTTCTGCGAAGAAAATAAAGATAAAGATGTTACATTTCTTGAGGAAGATGGATCGTTTGAAAAGTGGGATGGTAATATAGATTACAATAAAATATTTGAAGATTTGACAAAGGATATAGGTGTCATTGACGTTCGATTGGAAGAATTGAATCTTAAAATAAAAGAGTACGAAGAGAAATATGAGTCAGCTAAATTTAAGAGAAATAATAAAGCAGGAGTATAAGAAGTGTATTGAGGATCCTATATACTTCATGAAGAAGTATGTTAAGATACAACATCCTATTAGAGGTACTGTTGGATTTGAACTTTATCCATTCCAAGAAGAAGCTTTACAAAACTTTGTTGATAATCAATTAAACATTGTTCTTAAAAGTCGTCAGATGGGTATTAGTACTCTTACAGCTGCTTATAGTTTGTGGTTAATGACATTTCACAACGACAAGAATATTCTTTGTATTAGTATTACACAAGAAACAGCAAAGGAAATTGTTACTAAGGTAAGATTTGCTAATGACAATTTACCGAGTTGGTTGAAAGTTCCGTGTGTAGAAGATAATAGATTATCATTACGTTTAAAGAATGGTTCTCAAATCAAAGCAGTATCATCTGCGGGTACCGCTGGCCGTTCATCTGCACTATCATTACTAATCATTGACGAAGCTGCATTTATTGATGGTATTGAGGAAATCTGGCTATCTTCTCAATATACACTGTCTACGGGTGGTCGAGCTATTATATTGAGTACCCCGAATGGCGTTGGTAACTTTTTCCATAAAACGTGGCTTGAAGCAGAGGAAGGTAAGAATAATTTTAAGACAATTAGATTGCCGTGGCATCTACACCCAGAACGTGATCAATCTTGGAGAGATAAACAGACAGAATTATCAGGAGTAAAAGGGGCAGCACAAGAATGTGATTGTGACTTTAGTACATCTGGCAATCAAGTTGTAAGTGTAGATGTTCTTGAGTTTTACAAACAAACCTATCTAAAAGATCCTGTTGAAAAACGTGGTAATAATCAAGACCTATGGATTTGGGATTATCCCAATTATAGTAAAAATTATATATTGACAGCTGACTGCGCTAGAGGAGATGGTGGAGATTTTAGTGCATTTCACGTTATAGATATAGAAACAATGGAACAAGTGGCTGAATATAAAGGCCAATTAACTACAAAAGATTATGGCAATTTATTGGTCAGTGTTGCTACAGAATACAACAATGCTTTGTTGGTGGTGGAAAATAACAATATAGGATGGGCTTCATTACAACAAATTATTGATAGGGATTATCAAAATACGTTTTATAGTGCGTCAGATTTGACCGTGGTTGACGTAGAAAAAACATATTCCAATAAATTAAATACAGCTGATAAAAAGTTAATTCCTGGATTTGCTACAACCAGTAAAAATAGACCTTTAATTATAAGTAACTTGGAATTATTTTTTAGACAAAAACAAGTTATAATGAAATCCAAAAGACTATATGAGGAACTGAATGTATTCATTTGGAACGGACCAAAAGCAGAAGCTATGAAGGGATACAATGACGATTTGGTTATGGCAATTGGAATTGGTTTGTGGGTACGTGAAACTGCTTTGAAACTTAGAAACGAACAAATAGCTTATAATAAGGCTATTGTTTCAAAAATATCAAAAGTAACAAGTCAAATTTCAATTCCAAAACAAGTGAGTGCTGTACCTGATCACCACAAAACTATGGATTTCACCGTTAATGACAAAAAAGAAAGTTTAACTTGGTTGTTGTAAATACTTATATACTATAGATAAATAATATGTCAGATAAATCTTTTCAAGAATTAAGAAGTCGATCTTTGTTTGCTCGTTTGAAACGTTTGTTTTCAAATGATGTGATTGTTCGTAACGTTGGTGGTAAAAAATTAAAAGTTATCGACACTGATGAAATTCAGTATGCTACAGATCGTAATAGTTTAAGAGACCGTTTTAATAGATTACGTACAACTTCGTATAATCAATATACCAGAGATTTCAATTTATCATATCAAAGTAGCCGTGTCGAATTATTTCGTGATTATGATACGATGGATATGGACCCAATTCTTGCATCTGCATTGGATATTTATGCGGATGAATGTACAACCCGAAATGAAATGGGTGAAGTAATTCATATCAAATCTTCCAACGACGAAATTAAGAATATTCTACACAATTTGTTCTATGATATTCTAAATATCGAATTTAACCTGTGGAGTTGGGCACGTTGTATGGTTAAATATGGTGATTTTTACCTGCGTCTTCATATTAGTCCTGAATATGGTGTTTATTTGGTAGAACCATTGAGTACATATTATGTAACCCGCGTAGAAAATGCACATTTAACCAATAAAAACTTTGTTAAATTTCAAGTCAATTTGCCATACGGAAACAAATTAGAAGATTTGGAAAACTATCAAATTGCACATTTTAGATTATTGAGTGACAGTAACTTTCTACCATATGGAAAAAGTACTTTAGAAGGCGCTCGTCGTGTATGGAAACAATTGAGTTTGATGGAAGACGCAATGTTAATTCATCGTATTATGCGTGCTCCTGAAAAACGTATTTTTAAAGTTGATATTGGTAATATTCCACCAAATGAAGTTGATAATCATATGCAACGCATTATGGACCAAATGAAAAAGGTTCCATATTTGGATCAACAAACTGGAGATTATAATTTAAGGTTCAATCTACAAAATATGGTAGAGGACTTTTTCTTACCAGTTCGTGGTAGTGATAGTGGCACTAGTATTGAAAATTTATCTGGATTGGAGTGGACAGGTACAGATGATATTGAGTACCTTCGTAATAAAATGATGGCAGCACTTAAGATACCCAAAGCATTTTTGGGGTACGACGAATCCTTGAGTGGTAAAGCTACATTGGCAGCTGAAGACATAAGATTTGCTAGAACAGTACAACGTATACAACGTATTATGGTTAGCGAATTGAATAAAATTGCAGTTATTCATTTGTATAGTCAAGGATATAGAGATGAGTCGCTGGTAGATTTTACTCTTGAGTTGACTAATCCATCCACTATCTTTGAAAAAGAAAAAATAGATGTATACAAGAGTAAAGTTGAACTTTGCAAAGATATGCAAGAACAAAAAGTATTTTCTAAAAAGTGGATTTATGAAAATATTTTCGGTTTGTCAGATCAAGATATGATATCCTTGCAAAAGCAACTAATTGACGACGCTAAAGGAAATTATAGATTTAAACAAATTGAAGAAGAAGGTAACGATCCAGCTTTGTCATTTTTAAATAAGGACGATAAAGGCGACCAAGGTGCAGGTGGTGGATCTGAGCCAGGTCCAGGAGCTGAATCTGGAGCAAATTCTGCTCCAGAAAGTGGAGCTGAAGCTGGTGGTGCGGGTGATACAGAAACTAAAGCTGGTGCTGAAAAATCAACTCCGCCAAAATTAGCAGAAAAACGTGATCAAACAGGCAGAAAAGATGCTAGTAAATATCCATTTGGGGAAGATCCGTTCGGCACATTGGAAAACAATAGACGTAGTGATTTATCAGTATCACACAAATATAAGAATGGATCTCCGTTGTCATTGGAGTCTATTAAAGGATTGACCGATTTGTTGAAAACATTGGATCAAGAAAAAGAAATTTTAAGAGAAGGAAACGAAAAATCTTTTATGGATGAACAAAATATAAAAGAATAGTATAATTCCTATATATTTAACCACATTGATTATATTTATAAATAATAATAAATAATATGCACAAGAAAGCAAAACATTCGAAATTCAAGAATGCTGGAATATTGTTTGAACTACTCACTCGACAAATAACAGCCGACATTCTAGCGGGAAGAGATGAATCATTTACTAAAAATTTAATGTTCAAGTACTTTCACGAAAGTAAAGAACTTGGAAAAGAAGTGCAGCTTTATAATTTTATTTTACAACAAAAAAGTAAAGACGTATCATCAGGTGAAAGACTTTTGAATGTTGTGTTGCAAACACGATCCAAGATCGATGAACGTGAATTGAATAAACAGAAGTATAATATCATCAAAGAGATTAAAGAAAAGTATAATATTGATGAATTTTTAAAGAACAAGATTCCAAATTATAAGTTATACGCATCTATTTATAAACTATTTGAAGATCAAGATAAAAGTGAGTCTAAGTTTGAAGTTTCTGAGTTATTAGAATCAAGAGAGTATATCATAGAAAATTTGACAAAAGAAAAGAAATCAGATCAAGAATCAATGGATGTTTATGGAAATCAAAGTGCAGAAGTAAGATTGTTAGCATATAAGTTTTTAATTGAGAACTTCAATACCAAATACAACAATCTATTGCCTGATCAAAAGAAACTATTGAAGGAATATATTACTAATGTTTCTAATTCCAGTAAATTTACTAAGTATGTCAATGAAGAATACAAAAGAATCAGTGGAGTATTGAAGGATCAAGTTAAAAATGTTACATCCGAAGTGGTTAAGATTAAAATAAACGAAGTTATTAGTCAATTTTCTACCAAGTCTTGTATTGGTGTAATTAAAGAAAATCAATTGACTTCTTTATTGAATGCATATGAGTTGGTAGAAGAAATTAAAAAGATTGATGTCAAAAATGAAACAAAATCTTAAAGAAAAGATTAAATCAATTTTAGCCAAATTAAAGACTAAAAATGAAGCTAGCACAACAGGCACAGGTCCAGTTGCATCTGGTCCTGTTGCTGTTGGCGGTGATGCTGCTAGAACACCATTTGCATTTAGTCGCCGTGGACCAGGAAACGTTAGAGCTGCAACACAATTAGGTTATACGTTAGCTAAACCTATCAAAAGAAGTACTGGTTATAAGTTGGAAAATCAAATGTATAGTGGTCCAGCTTACGCAACACCCGCACAATCAATTGAATTAGGCAATACGTATACTGATGAAAATGGTTTGGTTCAACACAATGATCCTGATATGGATCCCAATTTAATTGGGTATAAACAAGGTTCTTTGCCTGTGACCGAGGGGTTTAATGGTCTTAAATACGAACAAGAAACTAAACCTGTTGCTCCTCAACCACAAGTTGCACAAGCTGCACAAGCTGCACAAGCTGCACAAGCTGCACAAGCTGCACAACCAACTCAACCTAAGCAACCCGCTTCTGTAGATTTAAAATCCTACGACGTTCTTCCTGACTTCACTGCATTTGATACAAAACTAAAAGGTTCAACTGAAGCATTGAAGAACAATCTACAAAAGTCGATCCAAGACAAAATCTTGGGTAAGAAAATTGTGGTTAGAGCCAGCAAAGGATATAAACAGCCTGAAACAGATTATACAATCAATGTAACAGGTGTTGCAATTGATTATTATTATGATAGATACGTCATCATAATTATTGGTCGTGAAGAAAATAAACAAAAGGTAGCTAAATTCTTCATTAAACCAGGATTTAAACTTAAAATTTTAGGTAATGCTGATAATTTGAAGCCAAAGGATCAATATCAAGTTGCTAAATCAAAAGCATTAGTTGAACCAGAAAGTCAACAAAATGTTGTTCCATCAAACAAAATAACCGCTGATAAGGAGGATGTAACTACTCCCGATCAGGCTCAAAATACACAACCAGGAACAACACAACCTAAAGCTTAACATATATGAAACAAGTACTGATAGATATTCTTCCATTTGAATTCAAAAAAACATCTTTAAATGAATCTCTTAAAGATGGAAAATTATACGTAACCGGCGTATTACAACGTGCTGATGCAAAAAACCAAAACGGCCGTGTATATCCAGAAGATGTACTAAAGAGAGAAGCTGAAGCGTATATGCAAAATTTCGTTAAACAACGTCGTGCTATGGGTGAATTGGATCACCCAGAATCGTCTGTTGTTAATTTAAAAAATGTAAGTCACAACATCGTAGATATGGGATGGGAAAATAAAGATTTGGTTGGTACAGTCGAAATTCTACCTACACCAAGTGGTAACATATTAAAAGATTTGTTGCAATCAGGCATTCTTTTGGGCATCAGTAGTCGTGGATTGGGTAGTGTAAAGAAAGATATGAGAGAAGGAGCAGATGTTGTACAAGATGACTTTGATCTAATCGCGTTTGATTTTGTAAGCAATCCAAGTACCCAAGGTGCTTTTATGTATCCACAAGGTAAAATCAACGAAGGCGTTGATCAACACAGAACAATTATTAACCCATATAATAATGTTGAAAGAATTATCCACAACATTCTATCAGAACTATAATATTTATAAAGTATGAAATTAAAACATTTACTAGAAAACTCTACTGAAGTAGCTTATAGCTCTCTTACCAAAGAAGAAAAATCAAAAATGGTTGGGGCTATTAAATCTTACAACGAATATCGCAAAGGATTAAAAGCTGATTGCGTATATGAAACCGCACAAAAAATTATGGAGGCTGTTAATTTAGCAGAACGATATGCCATCAAAGAATGTGGCGATTGGATGCAAGCCAAAATGGTTGAACGTGATATGAAGGAAATCAAGAGAGATGCTTCTAAAATGTACGAAGAAGCTCAAAAGATGAAAGAAATTGAAAAACAACTTGAAATGTTATACGAACAAGTTGGTATGAGATTGGAACGTTATTTTGAAATTGCGGACTCAATGACTGAAGCTCCACGGTCACAAACAAGTAACGTTACTATCAATCCATCGGCACAGAATCAATAAATTTGATCATTTCATCAAACGATTCAAAAACATATTTTCTATTTGCTTCTAGTACATAACCTTCGTCTGTTTTATAGACGAAGGTTTTTCTCTTTTCGTTGATCATATCCAAAGAAGGAATTTCTATTTCTGAGAACATTCTGTACTCGTCATCTATACGAAAGTCCATTTCACCCAATAGATCTATTTCTGTAAAATTCCAGCCATTTGGGTTATCTATATCTTCAAGTTTATACATTTTTTCTTCTTCAAAATTATCATTATTGATAAAGTTAACTAACTTTGGAGA